AAGGTATAGAAGTAGGAGGCGAAAGCACATTCCTAGCCGACCTTGACGACATTGACACAGAAGAATACAATCCCAACGAAGGCGATGTGCTGGAGTATGACAACAACAAAAACAAATGGGTTACCAAAAACGGTGTAAGACATAGAGTCGAAACATTAGAAACCAACATAACCAACGTAACCAATGTGATCAATGACTTGCCGTTGCAGGATTTATCCAATGTAGAAGCAGAAAATCCAGAAAGTGGAAGCCTGTTGCAATACAATGGCAATGAAAACAAATGGCAAGCAAGCAACAATATTGAAACAACTTTCGGTACGCTACGTCTAAATGGTGGCGCCTTTTAATAAATACAAATAGCATCAGCACAGAGGAATAATCATGGCAACAGTATTACAGATCAAACGTACCAATACAGCCAACTTACCGTCAACACTTGACCAAGGTGAGTTAGTTTATCTATACGACACAAGTTCAACAGATGGCGCAGCCGGGGGCAACGGCGGCCGCTTAATGATTGGTGACCCAACTACTAACACCAACAGTCCAATCAAGATCGGCGGATCTTATTACACAGGTCTAATGGATCACACCATAGGCGTTGTAACAGCCGGCGCCGCAGCACTACTGGATGCCAACAAAAAGATTGACGAATGGAATGTTGACAACATCAAGTTGGACGGCAACACTATCAGTTCAACAGATACAAACGGTAATATCACACTGTCGCCAGCTGGAACAGGTAAGACTGTTATTAGCAATGCTTTCATTGGAGACGCAAACACTTCACTGCAAGAATACATTGAAGACATCACAGGCGGAAGCATCACCAACGGTACTGCTATTACTATTGCATATGACGATACAGCAGGAACCAGCACAGTTAGTGTCACCGCAGGCGGTATTGTCACAGCACTGATTGCTGACGATGCTGTCACCGCAGCAAAGATTGCTGCTGGTGCTGTGGAAACTGCAAACATTGCAGATAGTAATGTCACAACTGCAAAACTAGCAGACGATGCTGTCACAACGGACAAAGTGCTTGATGCTAATATCACTGATGCCAAACTAGCCAGCAATGCTGTAACAACTGCTAAAATCACAGATGGCAATGTCACAACTGCAAAGATTGCAGACGATGCTGTCACCACAGCAAAGATTGCCGCAGCCAATGTCACAGAAACAGAGTTGGCAACTGATGCTGTTACTACAACAAAGATTGCAGATGGTAATGTCACAACTGCTAAAATCGCATCACTCAATGTCACAACTACCAAAATAGCAAACAGTGCTGTCACAAGTGCTAAAATAGCAGATAGTGCAATCACAGCAGCAAAAATTGCAGACGGAGTGATTAACAACGATAAGATTACAGATGCCAGTATTACCAATGCCAAATTAGCAAATGACGGTATCACAATCGGTGACACTGATACATCACTGGGCGGCACAATCACTGATGTTACAGGGTTAACCAGTGTTGCTGTAGACAACATCACCGTAGACGGTAATGCAGTTTCAACAACTGATACAGACGGTGACTTGGCACTAGCACCAAACGGCGAAGGCACTGTTACTGTTCCATCAGGATACGAAAGCAGAACAGGATTCACAGGTGACTCACTGGTAAACAAAACATATGTTGACAATGTTGCCAGCGGTCTTGATGTCAAAGAGTCAGTGGTTGTTGCAACAACAGCCAACTTGACAGCCACATACGACAATGCAGCAGGAACACTCACAGGCGCCGCAAACGGTGCACTTTCATTAGATGGTTACTCATCACTGGCAACAGGTGATAGAGTTCTTGTCAAAGACCAAACAGATGCAACCGAAAACGGTATCTATCAAGTCACTGTAGTAGGTGTTGACGGAGTTAGCGCATTTGTTCTTACTAGAACACCTGATGCTGATGAAGCAGATGAACTCACAGGCGGCACATTCTTCTTTGTTGAACGTGGTACCAACTATGTGGACACAGGGTGGGTTGCAACACACAATGGTGTACCTACTTTTGGAACCACAGAAATCACATTTGATCAGTTCAGTGGCGCAGGTTCTATCAATGCTGGCGCAGCGATTAGTAAAAACGGCAGCACACTGAATGTAAACGTAGATGATACAACTGTTGAAGTCAACGGCAGTGACGAACTACAACTCAAAGATGGCGGCATCACAAATGCTAAAATAGGAGCATCGGCTTCTATCGCACAAAGTAAGTTGAATCTAAACTCGGCTAACACAAGAGCAAATGCCACAGGTATTTCACAATCAGACCTAGGTCTTGCAAGTTTTGACAGCGCACAGTTTACAGTCACAAATGGCTTTGCAACAGTTAAAAGATTGGATGCAGGGGCATACAGCTAATAAATGAGTGTGGAACTACTTCATAAAAGGAACAACACTTCTGGTGTTGTTCCAAATACCGCATCCTTAGAACTAGGTGAACTTGCTATCAATACATTTGATGGCAAGATCTTTCTCAAAAAAGACAACGGCACCGAAGGCATTGTTGAATTCACAGCAGGTGCTGCTCCTCTCACAGTTTCAGAAATAGATGCAACCAACAGCATAGTTGCTGGCACATCAGTTTTATCAGTGACCAACTTGGCCTTTGATCAAGACAGTGGGTTTGACATCACAGACTTGGGCAATGGTACAGTCAAAGTTGGAATGAACAGCACGTTCAAGTTTTGGGAAGTAGATGGCGAAGATACCTTGGTTGCTGAAGGCTTGGATCACATTGAGATAGCAGCAGGCAATGGCATTACAATCACCACTGATGTTAATAATTTTCCTTATCAGAAATTAACTATTGCAACTCCACCTAAAACAGTTCAATTATTTCAAGAAGGATTTATTGAAAGCACTGCCGGTGCAGTAAGATGGTATGCTCCGGGAGATATCACCATTGATAAAGTTGTATTACGTTTGGGAACAACCGCAAACATAGATATAACTGCATCAATACTTAAAACAGGATCTACAGCAGAAACAATAACTCTTACTGCAAGCACCGGCAAACAAACAAAAAACACGAGTTTTACAATGACCACGGACGATTATTTGACTATTAACTTATCCGCAGTAGGCAATTCTTCAGGTAAAGATGCATCAGTTGAAATCTTTTACACGTTTGATTGATATTGATAAATAAACTTAGTTAGACTTAGAAAAGGAAATCAAATATGGCAGTCGTATTTACAAACGAAGCGGAACTGACAGCCCTCAAGAACTTCTTGAACAACACGGCTCCAGAATCGCTCGTCTTAAAACTATATTCAAATGATGTTACACCGACCAACGCAGATATTGCTGGAGATTACACAGAAGTATCAGGCAACGGTTATAGTGCAGTAACACTCACACCAGCAAGTTTTACCTTCACAGCAGGTGATCCAGGTAGTGCAGCATATCCACAAGTGACGTTCTCGTTCACAGGTGCAGCAGGCAACATTTACGGTTATTTTGTTGTAGGTGCAACAAGTGGCAACTTGATGTTTGCAAACAGATTCAGCAACGCTCCAATCAATATTGCCAACAACGGCGACGAAATTCGTATTACACTTACAATCACATTGAACAACCCATAAGGAGTTGAAAAATGGCTAAAGTAAGATCAGATCGAGTAAAAGAAGTTAGCTTAACACAAGGCACAGGATCTCTAGCACTAGTAGGTACAGGTACTGGATTTATAACATTTTCTACAGCGTGTAACAATGAAGACACGTTTGATTATGCTGTAACAAATCCAGGAACCAACGAATGGGAATCTGGTGTTGGTACTTATGATGCAGACAATAATGCTGTACAAAGAACAACAGTCTATGCTAGTTCTAATGCAGGAAGTCTAGTAAACTTTAGCGCTGGCAACAAACAAGTGTTTATCACGGTTAATAGTGCTAGTTTTGAAGTATTTGATAAAGCACAAACAAACGCTACTGCACTAGCGATTGCACTAGGGGGTTAAAAGGAAAACAAATGGCAAAGAAGCTAATACATAATTATACATTTACACCGGGTACAAGAACAATTGTCATAAAAGAAATGCACAATTTAGAACGCTTTCTGCTCATTTCAAACTTGACGACTAATGAAACAATTTTTACATTCAACGATAATGTAAACGGACTTGCAAGTCATGCCATTGATCATACAAACGAAACAACTACAGTTGTGTTAGATTATGATACAACTTCAATGTCAGCAACAGATAGTCTACAGATTTTTGTAGAAATGGATAACACTAGTTTTAGACCTGAAGAAGCATTTGTTGATCCAGTTCACAAGTTTAGAGTCAGTAATCCAGAAAACCTAATTGATACTGACTTTGAATACGGTTTGCAAAGTTCAAAATGGGAAACACTTGAACTATCAAACAACGTGCCAAGTTTCTATGGAAAAAACGGCGATTATACTTTGCTTGGTATTAATATTGTTAGAGCCACTGCCGGTTCCGATATTATACGTGTGACTTGTACTGACCCTCACAGAATTAGCAAAGGTACACCGATTGATGTACAAGGTTTAACTAGTCTAACTGCCGAAGGAAAATATCTTGTTGCCGATGTTGAAGATGATTTTGTGTTTACTTACAAAAGTAGAGGCATCCAAGCAACTACTCAAAATGTTAAAACTCCTTATACCACTATTGTACCTGGACAATTTTATACTGGAGCAGACGTTGCATTTATACCAGAGTCAGGTATTCAAACTGATACAACTAACCAAAGTGAGTTATCCGTATCAACAACTGAAGCGCATGGGTTTGAAACAGGTAGTAAGTTTTATTTTCTCAACACTGTTTCCCCAAAAACATTGGTGCTAGATAGCATATCAACTAACACAGCAGCAGACGGATTTCCAATTGTTGATATTGTAGATACAGAAACTGCAAATATCACAATCGACAACAGTTTAACAGACACAAGAGCAGTCAAAGGTGCCTATGAGTTGCGCTTTGATGCAAACGCAGTTGACACTGGCAGCAGTACAATAACCTGGAATAATCACGGTTTTAGAGAAAATGATGTAATACTTTATTTAAAACCAGCAGGTACAGATACACCTATTGGTGGATTGAACAGTTTGGATTTTTACTGGATAACTGAACAAACTGAAAATACATTCAAGTTAAAATCAACTCCAACCGGACCAGCAATAGGATTTTCAAGTGCAGGAACTTATGATCATGGGCAAGGTGTTATGATGCTGGCTTATGAAATATATAGTATGAGAAGTCAATACTATACCTACAACACCTATTGGACCACTAGAGGACAGGCATTTGGTGGGTCAACAAACAACTCCGGTTGGGACCTTGCTCAAAGCTCATATGGTAAAATAGGCTCAAGACCAGACTTTACGATTCCAGTTCATGCTAGAAAAAGCAGCACAAGTACAAGCTGGAGAAACTACCCGTATTACGGATTTAATCAATACGGTGTTTACTGGGGTCAGTCTTATGACAACGACATGCGTTTAGCAGACAATCACAGCACATATCCACATTCTTTTAACTTTGTAGAAGATTTTAATAGATTTAGCAGTGTTCCAAACTTTGATTCCCCAGCATCCAGCAGTTATTTACAGTGGCAATCGACAGGCTCAATGACCTGGTCCAACAATGGGTCATACTATTATAGCGGCACTTGGACTTTTGGCAGAGGTGACTTTTTCTTTGTTCCGGTCAATGACAACAGCGAAAAAGATAGTTTCTACGAAGAAAATCACGGTTTTGTCGATGGGCAAAGCGTGAACTTTAGTTACACAGGCAATCCTCTTTATTACTATACACATGGCGTTGGTAACTACAGCACCAACTATACACCTAGCACACTGAATGCTGGGACATATATTGTTGAGGTTGTTGACAAAAATAGATTTAGACTCAAAAATGGCAGCACATCAATACGTATTGCATCAGCAACAGGAACGTATACTGTAACTGGTATTAGACAACGTCCTACAAGAGATTCGTTTTACATTGAAAGTCACGGTCTTGCAGAAAACAACGTTGTCACAGCCGGATTAGAATTTGGTGCACGTTTCCCAACAGCTTCATCGGGAAACATAAATTTCACTAGTTCTAACACAGACTTAGAAATATTTAGGAGTGTTTGTGACAGTGGAGTGGATGCATTCCTTAATAGTCTTTCAAGTAGATCAAACATGATCATGGACGGCACCAGTCGCAACTCGCCATTTAGATATGGTACTGGATCTTCGTCTAATAGTACAATGTCTCAAGGTTTTAATATGTACTTGTACCAGTATGACAATACCTGGAGTAGTTGGACAATACAAGGCGGCGATTGGAACACAGGTGCATACGATACCGGAGAAGTTGAAGATGTTGCTCAAGGTCGCCCTGTATCAGGACAAGGTCATGCAATGATTATGACACCATTTGTGCAAGACAGTGAGATTCCATTTTGGAGTGTGGCGAACAAACAACCACTGAACAGATATGGATACAGCAACTTTGAAGCAAGATTCTCAATCACTAATTCTTATACTATCGATCAACGATTTGGTAACCAGACAAATCCAACTGTTTGGACAACTGTAGGAGTCAATGGAACCGCCACCGGTACCGTTACAGACTGGCGCTTTGCAAGAGTTGCACAATATGCTAATGCAACTGGTAGAGATTGTATTCTGCAATATCAAATCTCTATCAAGAAAGATGATTGGGATAGTTATAACTTTTATAGTATGGCTTATAGTAGAGACAACTCGCCTGCTTATGCATATTTCAACAGCAACGGATACAATCATCTAGATTATACAGTGTTTATGCGTATACCTGATGCTATCACTATCGATGCTACAATGTTGCAAAACCTAGATGCTTATGTTATGGATACATTGGTTGACGGCTTTAAATATCCTACATTGGAAGTCGGCGGAAACTACAAGACACAAGTGATTGATGAAAATAGATTTAGATTAAAAAGTACCGGAGGTGTTCCTGTTAACTTAACCGGTGCTGGAATCGCAGGCCAAGCAGGCGATACTGCGTTTACAGTAAACAATAATGCAACAACTGCATACACCATTGATGGCGATCCAAATCCTACACTCTATGTGAAACCAGGTTTCACGTACACATTTACAATTGCAGCCGCAGGACATCCTTTCTGGATTCAGTCAACTGATCCGGCAACAGCAGGATATGACGCTTCAAACACGTTAGGAACTGATGAAGGAATCACAAACAACGGCACAGAAAATGGTACATTGATATGGACTGTACCAGAGGATTTCAGTGAAGACACGTATTATTATGTATGTCAAAACCATGCCGGACAAATGCTTGGAAATGTTGTTGTTACAAGCAATCCAGCAGCATTTACATTCCTTGACATTAGTAATCAAATCGGAACTCTTGACGGTGTTTATACAGTGTCCGATGTTCCAACAGAAACTTCGATGAATTTTCAAACCAACTTCAAAGCCGGTGCAAAAACCATCACAGTTTCTCAAGCATCACAAACAGACAATGACCACATTTATGTTGCACTAGGACATAACTTTGCAGACGGTACTCCAATAACCTACAGTTCGAATAACAATGCTGTTTGGGACGGATTTTTTGAAGGACAAACCTACTATGTGACTGTAATCGACGACAAATACTTACAGTTAAGCGACAGTGAAGACAATCGTCGAGACGGAGTTTATATGGCAATGGATTGGACTACAATCCCTTCTTCAGAACATATAATCACCAGTACTACTGTAAACGGTATGGTTCCTATTACTCCTAGTATCTCTGTTACAACTGGTAGCAAACTTGTAGACGGCGGTGAAGACAGTATTTTCTTAACTTACTACAAGGCCGGTGATGATTTTATATTAAAAGATCCAAGTACCACCCCAGGTAAGTTGACAACTTATACTATTGCAAGTGTAGTAGATGATAGCACTATCAATCTCACAGCCCCAGTAGGATTTACAAGTGCATCAGCTGTACACTTGGTTCCAACCAAGATCTATACTAGACCGGATGGTGCAAGCACACACAGACCGTTTGACGGTGGTGTTGAAATTATTGCTGGTAGTGCTCCAGGATCGCAGATTGTGCGTCAAACACGTAAGTACTTCCGTTATCAGTCAGGTAAAGGTATTCAAATTAGTTTGGCTATCAACTTTAATCCACCGTTGCTAGTAGAAAAAATCAGCGTTGTTGCTGACGAAAAATGTCAAAGAGACATCGGTTATATTGCACAGGGTGCTGCTCTTGAAACAGCATTAGGTGGAACTTATCAAGCATATTTCCACGGATTAGCGGAGTTAAGAAGTTTATATCTAAATCCAGTAGTAAATAAACGTATAACTAAAGTAAAAAATGATATACTTGCATTGCCACAAGTTGACGATAGCACAACAGCAGAAGCAAGAGTTGAAACATATTTTACAGAAATTCTTGATATCATTGACAACAGCGCATTAGCAGCAAATGTTCCTGTTTATACAGATCCAAGTTCGGGCAGAACCAGTGGACAACTAGCAGCAAGAGATCAGTTGGTTGCAAACCAAGCATTTATACAGGCAGAATTAAAAGCCTTTATAGATGTTACGTATCCAAATACCACTTGGGATACAACAACACTGTTGGACGACATGGAGATGCTAACATATGCGATTGCATATGATATGAGTTACGGCGGTAACTTTGCAAGTTACCAAATGGCAACATTGATTATGTATGTAACCAACACAAAAGTATATGGAAAGAACACATCCGAGTCACTTGCTGTATTGAATAGATTCAAAGCCATCATTGGTGATATTGTGCAAGAAAATGCTGTTACAGTAACAGCAGGTTGCACAGAAACACAAGATACTAGCGGTACGCCAGCAGGCGCAAGCGAAGGCACAGAAGTTGTAAACCTATTGCAGATTGTAATTGACGGTGTAACTTATGGTACATCTGCTGTTGAGTTTACTGGCACTCACACAAAGACCAAACCAAGTATTACTTGGGCAAACGGTGAACTTCAAGATGCTGCCGGTGATATTGAATCCAATATGAGTACATTGATTGTGAGTTACGCAACTCGCATACAGACCAAATATCCAAACTATATTAAGGCAGGACAGATTGTCAACATAAGTGATTGTAACAGTTCTTACTTCAACGGAGACTTTACTGTTACAACTTATATTGATGACTTTACATTCCAATATAGTTTGCCAGGAACACCGCCTACATTCAATCCGAGTGGAGTTGTGCAGTTCCGTCCTACTAAATGGGAAAATAGTTCAGTGCGTTGTGGATTGTATGATTTCCAAAACGGATTCTTTTATGAATACGATGGCAATACAATCTATGCAGTGCGTAGAAACAGCACACTACAGTTAAGTGGTACAGCAAATGCTACATTCCAATCAAACATTATAACAGGCAAGAATACTGAATTTGAAGGACAGTTAGATGTTGGAGACATGATAGTTTTGAGAGGTCAAAGTTATAAAGTAACTGGTATTAACGCCAAAGACACTATCACTATTCAACCTCGATATAAAGGTTCGAATACTGACGGTATTATTATTACTAAAACTGTTGATCTTAAGATTCCGCAGGAAGAATGGAATATGGATGTTGCAGACGGCACAGGGCCTAGCAACTTTAATCTTGACATTACAAAAATACAAATGGCATATATGGACTATAGTTGGTATGGTGCTGGTAAGATACGCTTTGGATTCAAAGACACTTACGGACATGTTATATACTGTCATGAAATGTTGCACAACAACAGAGAAACTGAAGCCTATATGAGATCAGGTAATATTCCTGCAAGATACGAAGTTGAAAACACAGGAATAACAACTTATCAACCGAGATTGTTCCACTGGGGTACTTCGGTTATTATGGATGGTACGTTCGATGACGACAAAGCATATTTGTTCACAGCGTCAAGCAACACATTATCATTCACAAACGGTCAAAGTTTAAGTGCTACAACTAATAGTGCTTCAGGGTTAGTTGGAAGATACAGTTATACCTATAGAACAAGAGAATGGTTTGTAGAACTTTTCTTTAATTCTAACGATGCAAGTAAGTTTAGTATAGGAACTCCGTTGTATACAACAGACGGATCGCTTAATGGCGAAACAGTGAACAGCACATACTTTAGTGGAAGCTCACTGGTTGTGCGTATCTTTATTGCAAGACAATGGAATACACCTAGTATCTACCCTAGTGTTAACACAAGCACAGTCGTAAGTATTGGTGCTCCTGCATCAGGTGGCAGTGATGAACAAACATTGTTGGGTGATATTCCGTTGATCAGTATTAGACTTGCACCAAGTGTTGACAACGGCATTACTGGTAATATGGGCGAACGCGATATTATAAACAGAATGCAACTACAACTTAAACAGATTGGTCTTGTTTTAACACATGATTGTAATGTAAGATTGATTCTAAACAGTAGTTTGAGTAATATTAACTTCCAGAAAGTTCAATCACCTAGTTTGAGTAATCTTGTTGTGCATGACAAATCAGACACTATCACTGGCGGTACTCCGATATTTGAATTTAGAGCTTCAGGCGGTACTGAAACAAATGGAGCACGTTTGAGTAATGCTACTGATTTTGATCTAACAGATATCACCGACTTGGGTAATAGTATACTAGGCGGTGATGGTGTTTTTCCAAATGGTCCTGACTTGTTGACTATTTCAGTTAGAGTTATTGATACTTCGGATATCAATGCTGGAAGTCCGTTTGAAGCAAGTGGGCGTATTACATGGAGCGAATCGCAAGCATAAAAACAAAGGGGGAAGGCAACTGTGTCTACTATCAGTGAAAACACGGTTGCCGAATCCGCTATTGGCGACAACAGCGTTAACCAAGGTCAATATATATTTGATTTTGAAGTTGTTGGGCTAGAACTATCCGCTACTGACAATCAAAGCGAAGGAACCACAAGACAAACCGATGGTGCGCTTGTGTATGATCATTTTCGACCTGCTGTTAGAGCAGTAGTTGAAGACACTGGTGTTGTGTTTGTATCAGCGTCTACCTCTGTTGTCAACATATCTTCTATCAATGATACTGCAACATTTACATACGGTGATTTTGATTCTATCTACGAGTTTAATGGACTTATACTTGAGTTCCAAGATGATTATCCAGGGTTGCCGATTGGTCCAATTAGTGTAAATGCAGTTGGCGAAATACAATATATTGGTCCGCAAAACTTTGTTCCAGGATTAGTAGAATTAAGTATTGGTGCTAATGACAACACTATTAAATCTACAAGTCGTATCACACAAGGTGCATTGGAGATCAGTGCTACTGACAATCAAGGACCAGGTGTTGTTAGAATCAGCGATGGCAAACTGGAATATCCACACTTTAGACCAGTACTCGAAGTTGAACGTAGCTATGTTACTGAACTGACATTTGGTGCACTAGGAGGCGCAGCAGAAGCTGATCCAGAATACAATAACGGTGCAATCAGTAATGTTACTGGCAACGGCAGCGACTTCTTCAAGCGTGAAGTTACTGTAAATGGCGTAAGGATTGTTGCCGCAGGCACAGTAGGTGGACAAACAGCAGTACCAGATGCGTGGTTAGAAAAAGTAGCACGTATGTTTGAACTGTTCTTAGACAAAGATGCCGCAGGCATTAATAAAACTGCACAACGAAATGTTATTAAAACACTTAGAGGTGACGCAGGAACATATCACGCAGCCCAAGGACCAACACTGCAACGAGTAGCAAGAGGCGCAGGCAGTGACTACACTCCAAACTTCTTAACAGATGCAGGTATTGCTTCTTATAACTTGTCACCATTATTTGACACGCACGTTGCTAACGATATGGTTTGGTATTTGAATTCAACAGGCGATGGCTACGGCGATGGCGAAATTGATGCACAAGAAGTAATCGAACACGTATTCCATACATTACATATGCACGGACTTGATGCAGTATCATTAAAAATGTATCCATTTATTAGTGCAGACTGGGCAACTGGTCCACTATATGCAGCAATGGTGGAAGCATATGACGGTGGGTTCTGGGATCCGTCAGGGTATGGTGGCGCCAACTTTAAAACAGACAGTGATGCATTTGAAGTAGCTGCAAAAGAATATTTATACCTACTAAACTTCTCTATGTTTGAATATACAGGACTATGGGACGGTGACAGTCTTGCTCCTGAGTGGACAGATACTGTTCGTACATCATCACAAATACAAACAAATCTTCCATTAGGATATGCACTCTTTAACTCATACATTGTACCAGTTATTAGTAAGCCTTCATTGGCAACTATTAACAGTATATTTGGCGATGGTAATACACCAGCACAAGATAATCCAGCACTAGCAGGAGTATCAGGATATGTTGTTGATGTATTAGTAGGAGGCAATGATACAGCATATTTCTTTGCCAGTGATGGTATTGATAGATTAGAACGATATGCCGGTTTGCCTATATCACCTATTGGTGTAAATGCCATAGGCACACTACAATACGAAGGTGTAATGGATTATCAACCAAGCATCGGCGAACTGATCGTAAGCGACAATGATGCATTTGCAAACATTGCAGTTATTGTAGATACAACTACACTTGCAATCGGAGTTGATTGGAATGACGGTCCTGGTGTTGTTAGAGACAGCGATGGCAAACTTGAATATCCATATTTCCGTCCATCTCTAGAAGTTGATGTAGAAAATATTCCGTTCAAAACACTTGCAGCAAGTTCGGTAGAATACAAGTTTGAAAACAGTATTGCTTATCAAACACTCACTGGTGCAGGCTTACCAATCGGACCAATCAGCTACAGTGCTATATCTGAAGAACAACAGATTGCAGGTGCACTTGCTTCGTTCTTTGACTTTACTGATATCATTCCTTTGACAATAAATGCAGTAGGCAGTCTTGACACCAATCGACAAGAGTTTGAGTTTGACACTACAGTTACAGTTGAAGTTGATGCAAACGATATTGTGTTTGCAGTTTATCCAAGAACAGCAACAACCAACTTTGAAATCACTGCTGCTGACAGTGTTGGTAAAACGTTTGTCTATAACGATACAGGATTGTTTGCTGTTACAACTGCTACAGATATAATAGGTATTAGTGCAACTATTGAAGTTACGCCGTTGATTGTCGGTGCAACCTCTGTTGAAAATAGAGTGGTTGTTGTACCAGATCAAACATTAGAAACTGTTATATCAGGAGACAACACTCGTACCAGCACTACCATCAATTTTGGCATAGATACGGTTAGTGTTGAGATTGGAGTCGTAGAAGATATAGATGTGATTTATCAACCTGTGCAACCAGAGAATCCGTCTACAACATTTACAGTAACCGGTGCATATGCAAATATCGGATCTACTATCAGTGATTATGTGATAGAGTTTGATACAACTGATAGCAATATCTACAACGAGATTGTATCTGTGTTGAATGATCGAATAGCATTTACTGGATATGATTTGCCCAGTAACGAATCATATATTACATTTTGGAAGCAAGGTGTTGTTCAACACGCTGTAAGACATTCGTTTGTAAATCAAACCATACTAAACACAAGAAACTATTACAACTATGCAACTCTGCGTGTTCAAGCATCTGTTCTCAACGGCAATCAAGCAATAGTCATTGACACCAATCCTAGAGGATTAGCTATTGCTACAGCTACATTTGACAATCAGTCTTACAATCTTACAAGTTTAGGGTTCGAGTTTGACGAAATAAGATATTACAACGGCGATCCTGCCAACAACAATGAAATGCTGCTATGGTCAGCAAGCATAAGCAGAGATTTCCACATTGGTGCCGATGTTGATGTAAAACAAACTATACTGATTCCGGAACAAACTCTATCACTTGACATCGAAGCACAACAACAGCATTTGACAAGTTACAATGTTCCAGATCAAAGTGCAGCACTAGAAATAGGCGAAACGCATATAAGTTCAGTGATTTACGATTATGAGACAAGTGGCAACTTTATCAAAGGTAGCGCCACTGGTATAGTTGTAACATTGGGCAGCATTGACACAACACCGTTGGTTATCAGCGATGCAGATAGTTTCCAAATATTGTATAACTATTTGGATTACGAACATAATCTTGGCACACTTGAGATTGGCGATGCAAGCACAGTCAGCAATGTATTTGGATACAACGACTTGGTTCACAATCTTGGTGAACTAGAAATCACTGCCGATGATGCAACTGTTAGATCTTATGATCCTGCTGTAGGTGATGTAGAACTTGAGATTGGCGATGCAAGCACAGTCAGCAATGTATTTGGATACAACGACTTGGTTCACAATCTTGGTGAACTAGAAATCACTGTTGCTGATGTTCTAGCGCAGACACTGGTATACAATCATCCTGGTGCATTAGAAATCAGCGATGCTGACACTGTTTCATTCATTTATGATATAGTAGACAGCGGATCGTTTATCAAAGGCAGTGCAACTAGCATAGAAGTCACTAGTGGTACTGTAGATACAACACCGCTAATCATAACAGGTTCAGATAATATAGCAAATACATTTGCATATGCAGATAGTGCAGTGTTTGTAAAACTGTCTGTTGTTGATGAAGATATAGTTTACAACTTCCAAGACAGCATAACACTTGAACTTGCTGCACAAGACCAAACTGCATCAACGACAACGTTTGTAAACACTACTGCATTAGAAGTTGCTGCACAAGATAGTATTCAACAGGTATTTGAATTTGCAGATACAGGTGTGTTCCGTGCAATAACAGCATTTGATGTCGACATTATTAGAAATATTGTAGATAATGTTGGACTAGAAATAACTTCAACCGATAAGTTCAGTCAAAGTGTAAGCAGAATCACACAAGGTGCGCTGGAAGTTGCAGTGGACAGCCCGCATACATTTGCTATCAATAGATCGTCAACTGCACCACTGGAGATAGCAGAAGACGGAACCATAAGTGTTGCATATGATTATGCCGACACAGGTGTGTTTGCCAAACTAGCCGCAGACGAAACTGCATTTACAACCAACAGAGATGCAATAGGTGAACTAGAGATTGCCGCACAAGAAGCCATTGTGCAGATATTCAACACAGAAGATGTTGCTGCACTTGGTGCACTGGTTGTGAGTGATCAACAGATTGTGTTTGTGTTTGACACAGTTACAGCAAACCTATTCTCTGTGCTGTCGGATCAAAGCAGCACACAAAACTTTGCAGCCGATCCTGCATTGAGCATAGACACTGATGCAACCAACAGCATTGCTTACACACAACCACAAGATACTATCGAAACTGTGATAGACAGCATCAGTGTTGTCAACAAAACGTTTGCATACGACGACACTGCCGAGTTTGGATTGCTTGGTGCATCAGACAGCGAAAACATATTCAACTTTGAGTATGTAGAGTTCAACACATTTGGTGCTACAGATGATGTAGATGTCATATACAACTTTGACAGTGAAGCACCTGCATTGGAAGCAGGTGACACCGCAACACAGAGCAGCACAAGACAATACATAGATGAAGTCAACTTTGTAACATTTGTTGCTGCATCCAGTGAAATACTAGTCAACATCGACAACGAAGGCGTGCTAGGATTTGGCGTAAGCGACGATGTTGATATCGTCTACAACTTCCAGCCACAGGCGTTTATTGAAACCACGGCATTTGATGATATCACACAGAGTGTGAGTAGGCGCACCACAGCACCGTTGAAAGTAGGCGGCACCACCAATCAGTATTACTACACCAAGTTCAAGCAGATTTATGCAAACGACACCATTGAGTTCAAACTCAAAGGCGACAGTAACGAAATAAAGATAACTGGTGCAGTAGAATCAACAGGTCCAAAACAAATCTGGATTGGTTAGATTTTTTTTACAACTTCTTCGACACACTCGTCAATTCTAAAGTTAATGTCTTCGTAGTCAGGATTTTCATCAATAAGTTTTACAATCCATTGCTCGGCATCTGTTTCATCAAGATGACTTGAACACAGTTCCCACTGGTCTGTTTTCTCATCTATCTGTTTGTAAACTTCATAAAATATATTTTTAACAGTATCCATACATCTTCCTTTTGATTTAGTATTAGAATAACATATTATATATTTTGTGTCAAACAAAATATTAGTGTTAAATCTTACACCGCTTCGTACGGCATCAAACGACACGTCATACGGCCCCATATGACATGGTTAAAATAAAATATTTGATAACTGTTTTTCAGCATACGTGCTAAAGATTACCCCCCGCCTAGTGAAACTAAACGAGGGGCTTTGTTAAAGGTTCTTATTAAAAGGGCTATGCCCTACTAGCTAAAATACTCTTGTATTATTATTTATTTTTATTGCCACTTACAAACTCATAGAACTTGTTAGCAGTTTCAAGCACTTGTTCAGCACCTGGCACATTTGGCATTTCTATTGTGGTCACAATCTCGTCACCGTCTTTGGTAACAGTAGTTTCGAACTGACCAAGTTTGGCGTGATAGTCTTGCCATACGTTGTTTTGTGCAAACTCCAGCACCTTTGTGCGTAGTTCATAACCGTTTTTGTTTGCTTTTACTTGTGGCATTGCTGCCTTCATCATTTCAGCAAACTGTTCAAAGTTTTTTGTCATATCATTCATAGTTTTTCTCCTGTGTATCTATGTGTATTACTACTATAACGTAGTAATCTATTTATGTCAAGAAAAAAGCGCCTAAATGTTTTAGACGCTTGCTTCTTATTATTAGTGTGTTGGATACAAATTGTGTTTGTATTCACTAATGCGTTGTGCTTCTGTAAACAAGCCTTTATTGCGTAGTTCACGAATCGCCATGCAGTAACTACGGTATTCCATTGCACGAATAAATCTATTCCACATATTAATTTCCTAACATTACATTTTTTGCAGCTTTGTGATAGCCCTGACGACTAAGTTCAGCAGCAGCTCTTGCACGGCCCACTGACTCTAAGAAGTTATATGTTCCACGCCCAAATGTTTTGAGTGCAGTCCAAAAAGGATTGACAGTGTAGTTCATTACTAGAGTAGTCATTACACCCATCCTTTTAAGTTGCGGTTAACATCAGCAACAGTTTTGCCTTTTGGGAATGATGTGTGTGCAATATGCCAAATATCGCCACGAGCAATACCAATGTCGTTAAGTTCATGGTTTGTTAGTGCTGATAGTTGTTTGATTGTGTCTTTGATATTTCTGCGTCTTTGTAGTTCGACACCTAAGTTTTTAAACCAGTTGGCAATAGCTGAAAAGCCAAACCAGTCAAATGTTGTTGCTACCAATGTAGTCATTTTAGTTTCCTTTTGTATATATGTATATGTGTGATCCGAGTCTAGCACCTGCTAGTTTTACTCCTTCTACAACTATATTTAACACATAGTTGACCGTTTTACTAGTGCTTTGTGTGCAAAGACGCTATGCGTGTAGTGCAACTGTGCGTATCTGCGCACCCAGAACAATAGGGCAACCTGAGCCACCCTATTGCTGTCTTATTATACTATGTTACGAAAATCTACAGGACGTCCGTAGCGCATACAGTCAAGCACGTATGCTTGGTCTCCTCTGGAAAACTCGGTCTTAACATATGTTTCCATTGCGTGTTGTTTGTCTGATCGTGTAGGTGAGACCGCAGTCATCATTACACGACCAATAGCTTTTGCTAAATTGATCATTGTGTGTTCCTTTGTAATGATGCTTTGTGACGCGAGCGCGAGTTGTGCTACCAACTACTCAGGTCGAGAACTTATCTTGCCGTACTATTTATATTTTTTATAGTCAATAACACTTGACAACATTAACGCTCTGTGCTACATTAAGTTTTTACGGAGTCACACAATGAGTAAAAATGAAGAACAGATAAACACAGCATTCTACGGTGTGTTCAAACAAAAACTTGACAGGCAAAAGCAGGATCTAAAAAAAGAACTTGAACGTGCTAAATCAGATAGACGCAAAGACTGGCTAAAGAGACAAATCAAAGAAGCAAAGTCAATGCGTGACCTTCTAAAGAAAATGGAAAAGCAAATGGGCACCTTAACAAACTGCCCACATTGCGGCGAAAAACTTTAAAAGTATGGTTGACTAACAGGATAAAGCTGCTATACTAAAATAGTTGATACAATCGGGTTGCTACGTAATAAGCACGAGCAGGGCCAATGGTTAGCCCTGCATTTTTTCCAAGTTAGCAATATAGTTTGTCATTGAATGATCACTAAAACTATCAACGCCGCCTTGCCTAATACCCATCCACATACCACGCCAGCGATCTTTGGTACGCTGCCATGTTGTAAGTTTACGCTCAACTCCATATGCATTCATATAATGTTCTATACCGTCATGTGTGTATCCCATTACACGTAATGGTACTCTAGTAACTATATCGTTGTTGTTTACCCAGCGATGATGTACAACACCCAAGCTCTTACAGTATTTCTTCCAGCCCACTCTAGGCGAACCATAGGTGTATAGTTCTTCTACTGGGTTTATATCTGGATATAAATGACAACGACTAGCCATAATAGTTGCCATACCAGCACCTAAACTGTGTCCACAAAACCAAAGTTTCTTTTTGCCATTTGCTTTGCGATTAATATCTTCTAATATCATAGGCCAAAGTTCATCTACTTCTGCCTTAAAACCCTGATGCACTCTACTAACTGTTTCTGCTACCACAGGCAATGCTTTTAGGTCTGCACTGATGTCATTAAACTCTGTTGGTTGTGTTCCACGACATGCTATGACCAAATCATCCTTGTTCATGAAGCGATATGCCTGAGCACCTTCTCTATTATAAAACTCTACAGTTGTAAAGCCTAGTTTTCTTACTTTTTTGCTAACCCAGTCTATGTCATCGTTGTATGCTATACTCGATAGTTTAGCAAATAATAGACTGCGTTGCATTAATGTCATTTCTGTTATCATATTAAGCCCTCACTTATAAACATATTTAGTATTAGGTTATGCTAAATACATTAAGAGGTAGAACTAATGAGAAAACGTACACGTAGTATCTTAGAAGAATTAAATAATATACACACATCATCTCGCGGCGACGAGTTTATTCAGAGTACTGGAACTAATATCATTGAAAGTTCTATAAATCTTATGCAAAAAATATATGAAACTTATGATGAAAAAACTGCCAGTGAATTAGAAAGACGTTTTCTTAACAGCATTAGAGCAGGCAGCAGCAAAAAGTTTGTTACCGGAGTAACCAAAGTCATTGAAAGTAAAAAATAATGGCATTTGAATTTTTACACGACATACAAGAATCGCGTATGACACGAAGTAGCAGAAATCAGCGTATGTTAACATATACTGATTGCAGAGAACGTGCGTTTTTAATATTATTAATGATGCAAGTAATGCGACATTATAGATCGCATAGAGATACGTCAGCCAAATATGCTTATAAGACTGTGATGTATAGAGATTATAGCCGTCACAGAGTTGACAGTAGTGATCTTTACAACCTGATTTATTTTATCACTGGTGATGAAACTGCCTTAGGAAAGTTAAAAAATTCAGACGCCGCAGCAATCGAACGTAGAGGTGTTTTACTTAGTATTGGCAACTTAAATGGTTATCTAAGAAGCATGGCAAAGAATACACCTCCAACTACATCAGATATAGAAACCCTATTTCAAATTGAACGAGAACTAAAAATACAAACATCTGATTATAAAACACTACGTAGACGCATTGCAGCATTTGGCACAGACACACAAAAAGAACGTCAGTTGACTGTTACACGTTTGTTGTTTGCAGGTAGAGCAAAACTCAGTGATAGTGATTTCCTACAACAGTTTAGCAAACTTGCATTAGATAAGAATCTTGAAGATCTTAGTAAAACAGATCCGGAGTATAGTGTAAGCACACCAGACGATGTAAAACAGTCAGATGTAATCAACTACAGATTCTTAGTTCCAGTTAGCAAACTACCTTTTATTGCAAAGTTTATTGAAAATGCTGTAGCAGGAAAAACTACTATAGCACAGTTTGTGCAAGCATATGCTCCGTTGGTAGTAATGCTAGATGATATTGTTAGAGCCGGCCCTGCATACATAGAACAGTTCAAAATACTGCATAAAAGAGCAAAAAAGAATACAAAGAGATAAATAATATTATAAACAAGTACACAGAGTAGTGTATTTGCCATAGAGATATTAGGAGAATAAAAATGGCAACATATGATTTTACACCAGTACACGGTGGAGACAACACAGTAGGTACATTAGAAACTACAGCAGCAGTAGCAATGTACAAAATTACAGTAAAAGACGACAGCAACACAGCAGTTGATCTACAAACTGTAGACGGAGCACACGGTTCAAAGTATGACCTAATCCTTCGTGAACTAGCACCATTAATGGCATGGGCACCAGCAGCAGCAGACGGCATTATCAACGTTGTAGTTGATTCACATGCAAACACAGCAGCTTCGCTACAATCTCGTGTACGTGCTATCATGGAAGTAGCAGCAGATGCAAACGACTCAACTGTCGAAGCAGCAGCAAGCTTCACTGTAGCAGTATAAGATTCCTTACCTTAGGAACCGTGATGTTATAACAGGCGTCACACTAAAGAGTCACTTTTTAAGTGACTCTTTTTTTATGGCTACTAAGTACTAGATGCGTTACCTTCCTGATCATAAAATAACATTTATACACAATCCTAAGACAGCAGGTACTAGTATCAGCACATGGCTTGATGATAACTTCACTACAGTGGAAGGACGCAAGCATGGTAGTTTCAAAGAGGTAGACGAGTTCTTTCCAGATACAGTATTTAGATTTGGCGTTGTACGCAATCCGTGGGCCCGCATGGTTAGTTGGTACAAGTTTGCAGGTAATGGAAACTTCGAAGATTGGCTGACACAACGACTGATCTATGGACACAATGATATACCATCACTGGGCATGACATTCAAACCGCAAGTGAGTTGGAGTAGACAATGGTATAACTTGGGTACTCCGCAAGCAGACTGGCTAGGTGATGCAATCAATCTTACATTACGTTTTGAAACACTAGAACAAGACTTCAAAGAAGTACAACGCATACTAGGATGTGATAAACCGTTGCCGTTTTTAAACACAACAGACTTGACAGACTACAAAGATTATTATACAATAGAGTTAGCTGAAGAGGTTAAAAACATTTTTATCAAAGATGTTATAAGATATGGATATAAATTTTGATGTTTGAATTATTTACTGTAGTTGATATTACTGAAACAGGCGCTCGCAGAGGTGATCCAAAGTTGTTGGAACATCAGCAACAGAACTACTTAACAGTAATGAATACTATCGGCCTTAGAGCCAACCCTACTATTATTAAATCGCCTTACCTTGTTGATAATAAAATCAAGTTTGGAAAAGGCATTTCTGCTAAAAAGATTTGGAGGATGGTATTTGATATCGAATACGGAATACACAGTGTTGATATGCTAAAACTAGATTTTGAACTAGTACCTTTTATCAAAGAACTCACAGAAGATGCAGTTATAGATGATCCAGTATTCCGCACAGATATTAATAGTTCTAACATTGTATTTAGAGAAATAGATAAATAACATTAGTATTTTATATACTTAGGCATTTATTTTAGGTAACGAAAAGGCTATTTCCTGTCGTAAATATATTGGAGAAATGAATGTCGACCACAAAACTTGAAAGAGAATCACTAGAAGCACACGTTGATTTGTGTGCTATCCGTTACGAGGCTCTTGACGGTCGATTAACCAATGTAGAAAAAAAGTTAGACAGTATTGCAGAACAAATGGCCGCAGGACAGAATAGTTTATCAAAAGTTATTATAGGTGCAACAGGAACTATAGTTGCTGGATTGTTATCTACTATTGTAGTAATACTATTACAGTTAGGTTAAAACGTGGTAAAGATTAACGAAGTTACACTTGATGAAAAAATGGCCTGGGCAAAGCGCGGCAACAAAGTTGTACGTAAGTTTAGATGCAGTTCTGGTTCCCGTGCTGGACGTATAGTTTCAAACATAGGACAATGTTTTGCAGCACCTGATATAAAAAAACGTGCAAGATTAAAGTTGACAAAAGCAAGATTAGGTGCTAAAATGACACGTAAAGCAAAAAAGACCAAACGTATTAATCCGGCAAGTAAAAGAGTAAAGGCAATGAACAAATGAGCAACACTAATACACCTGACATGAGAGCATATATCGATATACTAAATGAACAACCAGTTGTTGGTGATGCAATGGGCGTTGATCCTGTTGAAACATTAAAAGCCGAACTTAAAAATAAAGAAGAACAAAAACGAGCATTGGATAAAGAGATTGCTGATATGCGCAGCAACCTGCCAAAGTTGATGCAACAGCAACAGCAAGCAAAAACAGCACAGCAACAACAACAGCAACAGTCGCAGCAGTCACAGCAAACCGCCAACACGTTAAATCAGCAACAACCGGCATCACCAACGATGCCAACCATGCCACAGTAGCATGAAAATCAATGAATTAATATCGAGCTTTGAAATCTATACAACTATCGAAGAGGGTAAGTTGTTAGATAAAATCAAAGGCACGGTAACACCAAATCAGTTTACAGAACGAGAAGTAAGGGTTATTGAAGCCCTTATTAAAAAGAGTTTAATATCTAAAAAAATCGAAGATGGAAAAGTGTACTTGGTGAAAAATGGAAAACCTTACTAAACAACTATCCCACATCATTGATGTAGGAACAAAAAAGAATCCTTTACCTATGAAGCGAGGAAACAGTATCCGTATAGGTATTGTTGCTATAAGGTATAGTGCAAACAAAGGATACTTGTTATTTGATTGCGAACAAAGCAAACAGGTGTGTTTAGCATTATCAAAGCCTGGCGCATTAGCAATAGCAAAACTTTATAATGCAAAACAAGACTACAGAAATGCTGTAGTACATGATAAAGAATATGATAAACACGATACTGATTGCACATTCTATGAACATTTAATCGCCAGTACAACAGATAACTTTAGATTTGACCTTGCTCATATAAGATTAGAAGTAAGTGAAGCTCGCAGAAACAATTCTTATCGTATTTTAGAAGCTATCATCTTTGATTAGATGATAAATAAAAGTAATAGCAATCAGGAAAGATTACAATGAACATTAGTGAATTCGCAAAACCAGTAACCTCAAAGGCACTAAATGAAAGCCTAGCCAAGCGTTTTGGTAAAAAAATCAAACTAGAAAACTTCAGTTTGACACAGTTACAAGACGCAAGAAACAAACTACGCACACAGCTTAGTCAGATTGAAATGAATGAAAACTTTAATTCAGTTGTAAGCAGTGAAAACTATCAAAAGAACAAACTATTCTTAGATGTTCTTAATGCAGAGATTAGTGAGCGCGGCGACATTGAAGAAACTTCACTTGAAGAAACACAAGTTAACGAAGGTGCTGAAGATCAAGCAGAGATTGTTATGGCTGCTAAGGATATGGTCGATCGTGTTACCAACTGGATGGAAGACACAGCAGAAATGCAAACTGAATCAATGCTAGAACTTGCTGATGCTATCAGAGACGAAATGGGCGTCGATCAAAGTCAAGCATTTGTTGGAGGCATCAAGCCTGCACTAGAAGCATTGTACCAAACAATGGAACAGGCTCGTGAAAGTCTAAGCCAAGGTGTTGCACTATTAACTGGTGAAGGACAAGCACCATCAGCAATGGGCGCAGAAGAACCAGCAATGGATGCTGAACCAGCAATGGAACCAACAGTTGACATGGAAGCGCCAGCAGCAGGCGAAGGTGATGTAGCATTGCCAGCAGCAGGCGGCGAAGAGCCAGCAGGCCGCCCGGCTAGATAATGAAAATATCAGACATCATTAACGAAGGCATTAGCCCAAAACTGTACATGGTATTAAAGCAACTTCAAGCTAATGGAGTTGCTTCTATTAAGATGGATGATCTTAATAAAAAACTTGCAGGTATGGGTCTCGAAGCTTTTAGCTACGAAACATTTGCAATGCAGCATAATGATCCTCGCATCAAAAAGTTGATTAAAAACTTTAACAAAGATGAAATAATATTTGCACAGGGATCTGCAGATATATTACCACAAGCTGGTGCAGGTGGTAAAGAAGTTAGTCAAATGGCAAAACGTGCAACCAATGTAGGTAATGCATTATAAGGTTGACAAATGCCTGATCCTATTATAATATAAAGTATGACATTAATAAAACCTAAGTATGTTTACGAAAAACTCAAACGGGTAGAAGTAAACGGCAAGCGCCGCTATGAGGCACCAGGTGGTAATCCTGTAGCAAGTGTGACAACAATCCTCAGCGGTACAAAAGACATGACTCACTTGCATGAATGGCGCAGGCGTGTAGGACATGCTAAAGCACAAGAGATTGTAACTGAAGCAGCAGGTGTAGGCACTCGTATGCACAAATACTTAGAAGACTATGTAGACAATGGTGTGTGGACAGAGTCAGCAGGTAGCAATCCATACGCACAACAAGCATACAAAATGGCTTGCGTTGTACGTGACGAAGCAATGGTACATGTAGACGAAATTTGGGGTAGTGAAGTTCCGCTTTATGTTCCAGGTATCTATGCTGGTACTACTGACCTAGTTGGACAATACAAAGGCAATCCTTGTATCATGGATTTTAAACAAACCAACAAGCCTAAGAAGCCTGAATGGGTAGAAGACTACTATCTACAACTTACAGCATATGCACTAGGACACAACGAAGTACACGGCACTGACATACGTGAAGGACACATCTTTATGTGCAGTCGAGGCTTAGAGTATCAACAGTTTGATTTATGGCCAGATGAGTTTGCAGAGTGGGAACAAGAATGGTGGAACAGGTGTCGCCAGTATTACGAAAAGAATGGCTAAATACTACTAATAACGCATTAGGAGTATAGCATGGCTATTGTACAGATTTCAAGAATCCAACACCGCCGAGGTAGAAAGAATCAAGGGAGTGGAATACCACAACTTGCTTCCGGCGAAATAGGTTGGGCAATTGATACACAAGAAGTTTACATTGGTAATGGCGCAGTAAGTGAAGGCGCACCAGCAGTTGGTAACACTAAACTACTAACAGAAGCTGATAACCTATTGAGTCTAGCAGGCCAATATGCATACAAAAGAGACGAAATACAAACAGGTGTTGCGTTAGCATCTCCAGTAGAACGTACTCTACAAGCAAAGTTAGATGACCGTGTAAGTGTTAGAGACTTTGGAGCAATGGGCGATGGAACAGACCAAACAGAAAAACTACAACGTGCTATTGACCAGTTGTTTATCAACAGTGCAACTAAGGGCTTGTACAGGAGTCGTGTAACACTTTATATTCCAGCAGGCGAATATCTCATCAGTTCGCCAGGGTTGAAAATACCACCTTACGCAAACATTGTAGGCGACGGCATCGACAAAACATTTTTCAATAGTTCTGGTGCAAACCCACCCGAAAACATTTTCCGTACAGTAAACGAAACAAGTATTCCTGGTACCTATGCTGATGCAAGTACAACAACATCAGACAACATGGCTCGTTTTGTAAACATAAAAGGCATGACAATATTCCACAACAGTAATGGCGGTGCATTGTATCTTGAAAACTGTCAAAACAGTAAGTTCTCAGACATTAAACTTTCAGCAGGTTGGACCACAGGCGATGGCATAACCAGCGAAGGTATACCTACATCAAACCTAGTTGGAGTTGTAGTTTCTAATGGTAGTGTAGCAACAGCAACTTCGGATTATAATATATTTGAAAATATATTTATTAGTGGGTTTGCCTGCGCAGTATACAGTGAATATGATATCAACAACAACAAGTTTAAAACAGGAAATATTAATACTTGTGGACTAGGATTTGTATTAGGAGCAGATCCTACTTCAATACCTCCAGTTGGCAAAACTTTAGGTAGTCAATACACTGTTATCCAAGATTATGTTTTTGATCTTGTTGACAAGCAAGGTTTGTATGTACGCACAGGTAACTTTAACATTAGTCAAAATAATACATATCTAAATGTAGGACGTGATGGCGGCAGTAGTGTAGTTGTAGAACCAGTGATTGAGTTTTATCGTACTGCAACTTCAACCGGCATAGGCGATGCGGGCCACATTGATATGGATAATAATAAAAGTATAAACGATTACTTTCAACGTACTGCCGAACTAACAGTTGATCCGCTTTATTTTAGTCAAGATTATTTTCCAGAAATACATGGCTCAAAACGTGTTGAAATATCACAACCAGTAAGAACTAGTATTGGTGTAAAACTAATAGCTGAGACTTTGATTAGACTACCATCTGATCAACAAAGAGGTGTTATTGCATTAGAATACACATATCGTGCTGAAGATAACGTCGGCCCAATAATGCAAAATGGAACAATAACCGTAATCTACAACAGAGATAACGCAGAGATTTCAATAACAGATGATCATATTTTTACTGGTAATCCAAGTAAAGTAGGAAAGTTAGTCTTTAGTGTAAAAGGTAATGCATTTCAAAATGGCGCAACAGAAATACACTTAGATGTTGTAAACGAAATGTTGGATAACCTAAGTCCAGAAACAGACGAACTAGAGTTCACAATCAAATATATAAATTGATGTTTGATAAAACTTATGTAGACCGTTTAAAGATGTGGCGAGACTTTCGTTTAACTCTGGAAGAAAGTAATTCTCCATTTGAAGATACGATTGAGTTTTGGAACAATGCACCGTTGAGTAGCATCGCCTCAGATCCGTATAACAAAGAAACTTGGCCCACTCCTTGGGAAATGATTGAAGAAAATCGTTATTGCGATTTTACAAAAATATTAGCAATATACTACACTTTACAGTTAACTGATCGTTTTTCTAACAGTTGTTTTGAGATACATATTACACTAGACGAAAAAGAAAGTGTGTTAAGATACCTTCTTTTCGTTGACAACCTAACAATAGGGTATTATTATAATAAGAGTATTGCCGCAATGGATTTGCCAACATTAAAATGTCAAATGCAGCACGCCACACTACCATCGTATTACTAAATACCAAATAGACAAAAAGGAAAAAGATAATGATTCAAGTTACTAAACGTGACGGGCGCAAAGAGACTCTCGATATTGAAAAGCTACACAAGGTTGTGTTTTATGCATGTGAAAATATTACAGGAGTCAGTCCAAGCGAAGTAGAACTTAAGAGTCAGATTCAGTTTTATAATGGTATAACCAGTAAAGAAATCCAAGAAACACTTATCAAGGCAGCAGCAGATCTTATCAGTGAAGAAACTCCTAACTATCAGTATGTTGGTGGCAGACTTGTTAACTATGCATTACGCAAAGAAGTATATAATGGATTTGAGCCATGTCATGTTAAAGAGTTAGTTGATCGTAATACCAAAAACGGGTTTTATGACCCAGAGCTTGTTACAAAATACAGTGAAGAAGAATGGAATAAGATTAACACGTTTATCAAACATGAGCGTGATGAAAATCTAACCTATGTTGCTATGGAACAACTACGTGGTAAATATCTAGTACAAAATAGAGTAAGTGGTGAAATATTTGAAACGCCGCAGATGTGCTACATTCTTATTGCAGCAAGTTTGTTTCAAGATTATCCCGAAGCTACAAGATTACAATGGGTAAAGGAATATTACGATGCCATTAGCTTACACGATATTAGTTTGCCTACTCCTGTTATGGCTGGGGTACGAACTCCACAACGCCAATTCAGTAGTTGCGTTCTTATTGAAACTGACGACAGTTTGGATAGTATTAATGCTACTGCCGCTAGTGTGGTCAAGTATGTAAGTCAAAAAGCAGGTATTGGTATTGGTGGAGGCAGCATTCGTGCTATTGGATCACCTATACGTAAAGGCGATGCGTATCACACAGGAATCATTCCTTTCTATAAGCATTTTCAATCAGCAGTAAAGTCATGTAGCCAAGGCGGTGTACGTGGCGGAGCAGCAACTATCTACTATCCAGTATGGCATTATGAAGTAGAAGACATGTTGGTGTTAAAGAATAACAAAGGCACAGAAGAGAACCGTGTGCGCCACATGGACTACGGTGTGCAGTTTAATAAGTTAATGTATGAAAGACTTATCACAGGCGGCGATATAACTCTTTTCTCGCCTGCAGATGTGCCAGGGCTGTACGAAGCGTTCTTTGCAGACCAAGACAAGTTCCGCGAACTGTATGAAACAGCAGAACGTAACACAAGACTACGCAAGAAAACAGTTAAAGCTAGTGACTTGTTTAGTGCGTTCATGGAAGAGCGCAAGAACACTGGTCGTATCTATTTGCAGAACGTAGACAATGCAAACGATCACGGCAGCTTCCTTCCAGAGCTTGCACCCATTAGACAATCAAACTTGTGCGCAGAGATTGACTTACCAACAAAACCACTAAAGGATCTAAATGACCCCGAAGGCGAGATTAGTCTATGCACACTCAGCGCAATCAACTGGGGCAATATCAAAACTCCAGCAGACTTTGAGCGTGTGTGTCGTTTAGCAGTACGTGGACTAGATGCACTACTAAGCTATCAGAACTATCCTATCCTAGCAGCACAGCTATCTACAGAGAAACGCCGTCCTTTAGGTGTTGGCATTATTAACTTTGCATACTGGTTGGCCAAGCACGACTTAACATATCAAAACATCGATGCAGATGGACTTGCACTTGTAGACGAATGGGCAGAAGCATGGAGTTACTACTTAATCAAAGCAAGTGCAGATCTTGCAACAGAGCTAGGTGCACCAAGTGGTAACATGGAAACAAAGTATGGACACGGTATTACACCTAACCAAACATACAAAAAAGACTTAGACGAATTGATTCCACATGTTGAGCGTATGGATTGGGATACACTTAGAGCACAGTTAAAAGACACAGGCATTCGTAACAGCACATTGATGGCACTTATGCCAAGTGAAACAAGTGCGCAGATTGCCAATGCTACAAACGGTATTGAACCGCCGCGCAGTTTGATTAGTGTTAAGCAATCAAAGCACGGTGTTCTAAAACAAGTTGTACCTGAGTATAAGCGTTTGAAAAACAAGTACGACTTGTTATGGGATCAACAGTCGCCAGAAGGTTACTTAAAGATCATGGCTGTACTACAGAAGTATATTGATCAAGGCATTAGTATTAACACAAGTTACAATCCAATCTTCTTTGATGACGAAAAGATTCCAATGAGTACAATGCTACAACACATGTTGATGTTCTACAAGTATGGTGGCAAACAGTTGTATTATTTTAATACCAATGACGGCCAAGGAGAACTTGATATTACCAAACTAATGGGCGCCCAGGCTTTGCCAGAACTAGAGCAAGCAACAATCGACGAAGATGATTGCGAAAGTTGCACAATATAAAACTTGACATGCTTGTAATAGTATGCTACAAACACAGAGAAACAACCATTAAGGAACACACACATGAGCGTTTTTAATACAGCAAACAAAGCAGACCACACTAAGGTCACTGCATTTTTAGATCCAACAGGTGGTCCAACTATTCAGCGTTATGATACGCTGAAGTATAAAAGTTTTGACAGTCTAACTGATAAACAGCTTGGATTCTTTTGGCGTCCTGAAGAAGTTGATATCTATCAAGATGCTAAAGACTTTAAAGCGCTCAGTGATCACGAACGTCATATCTTTACTAGTAACCTCAAGCGTCAGATCCTACTAGACAGTGTACAAGGTCGTGCTCCAGTAGAAGCATTTGCTCCTATTGTAAGTTTGCCAGAGATTGAAAACTGGATCCAAACATGGACATTCTCAGAGACTATTCACTCACGTAGCTACACACATATTATTCGCAACGTATACAGCAACCCAAGTAAAATCTTTGACGAGATGATGGACATTGATGAGATTGTAGATTGTGCTGGAGATATTTCAAAGTATTACGACGACTTGATTGAGATGAGCAGTTGGTACAACTTGTTAGGCGAAGGCAAGCATAAAGTTAACGGTAAGACTATTAACGTTGATCTTTATGAACTAAAGAAACTACTATGGCTTACACTAATGAGTGTTAACATTCTCGAAGGTGTTCGTTTCTATGTGAGTTTTGCATGTAGTTGGGCGTTTGCTGAAATGAAACAAATGGAAGGCAATGCCAAGATCATTAAGTTGATTGCACGTGACGAGAACTTGCACCTAGCAAGTACACAAATGTTGTTGAAGATTCTTAAAACAGATGATCCTGTGTTTGAACAGATTGCAAAAGAAACAGAACAAGAATGTATTGATATGTTTGTTGATGCAGTTGATCAAGAAAAAGCCTGGGCAGAGTATTTGTTCAAAGACGGATCAATGATTGGACTTAACACAGCACTACTGAGTGATTACATTGAATGGATTTGCACACGCAGAATGACCAATGTTAATCTAAAGTCACCATACAGTGTAAAAAGCAATCCTCTACCATGGACACAGAAATGGATATCGGGTGCTGATGTGCAAGTGGCTCCACAAGAAACAGAGATTACAAGTTATGTATCAGGTGGCACAAAACAAGATGTAAGCACAGATACCTTCAAAGGATTTAGTTTATGATTGAGATTTACGGTAAAGCACAATGCCCGTTTTGCGATAAGGCAAAGGCATTGTGCGAACAACGACAATACAACTTTAAATACTATCAACTCGGTGTAGATTTTACACGTGAAGAAGTGCTGGAAATGTTTCCTGGCGCCCGCACCTTTCCGCAAATCAAAGTAGGCGGCAAGATCATTGGCGGTTGGGATAAGTTTCCACAGTATTTAGAAGAAACAGGTTATAACGGAACAGGACACACATTATGATTATCGAAGCACCATATAAAGCAACAGATACAGTAACTATTAGAACTACAGCAGGCGAAGAGATTGTAGGTAGATTTGTAGAAGAAGATGGTAACCATATTAAAATAACCAAGCCGTTGGCACTACAAGCAACTCAGCAAGGCATTGGACTAGGTCCTTGGGTGTTTACAGTAGATCCTGCCAGCACCATTAAACTAAATAAAAGTGCAATAGTATTTGTACACAAGACAGAAAAAGATATGGCCAGTCAGTATGTACAAGCAACAACAGGATTAGCAGTAGCTTAGGAGTATAGATGCCAGGAGTAGCTTGGAAAGATGGTAGTAGTTCGGTAGCATGTACCGATGGTGTTAGAGGATCGGTTTGTCGAACAGTAACTAGAGGAGATCCTCCGGTAACTGTACCTGTTGCGTGGAACTGGAATGTAGATACTACACAATCTAGTAATGCCGGCAGCGGGAATGTATTTGCTAATGGCATAGGTGTTGTTAGAAAAGACGATGTTATGAAAAGTCATCCGCACGGAGATCCTTGTACAGCAAGTCCTGTAAATCATTCGCCGCCACTGGATACTTATTCTCCAAATGTTTATGCCAATGGCAAACCAATAGGTCGAATAGGTGATCATTATGATGGTGACGGCACCTCTCAAACACACCAAATAACCTCCGGTAGTTCTAACGTTTTTGCCAACTAATATGATTAGGACTTGACAGTCTGTTTACCTTGTGTTAATATAAAACATAACAAAGGCAAATAGAAAGAGGCACTTATGGAAAAGATTATTGTAACAGACTGCGATGGCGTACTACTCAACTGGGAGTATGCTTTCTGCGCTTGGATGACACAACATGGTTATACTGAAATCGAAGATGGCAACAAAGAATACAATATTGGTAAACGATTTGGTATTACATTAGAAGAGGCTATCAAGCAAGTTGTAATCTTTAACGAAAGTGCAGCAATGGCATTCCTGCCAGCACTACGTGATGCACGTTATTATGTCAAACGACTACACGAAGAGCATGGTTATGTGTTTCATTGTATTACAAGTATGAGCCTTGATCCTAATGCTAAAAAGCTACGTCAAATGAACCTGGACAAGTTGTTTGGGCCAACAGCGTTTCCAGTACTAGAGTGTTTGGATACAGGTGCAGACAAAGAGGAAGCACTTGAAAAATATCGTGACACTGGTTATTATTGGATTGAAGACAAGTTTTCAAATGCAGTTGCAGGCCAAGCAGTAGGTATGCGTCCTATCTTGATCGAACACGGTTGGAACATGCACGAAGTTGTACCAGATGGTATGAAGAAAGTTGTTGACTGGAAAGAGCTTTATGGACACATTGTAGGTGACTGAGTTGAGTGAAATACATGACGCAATGAAAGTTGCCTTTGCAACTTATGTTAAGGAATCAGAGAAGTTTGAACAAGAAGGTGTGAAAGTAAGTGCTGTTCGTGCTCGACAAGCTCTCAATGATTTAAAAACATTAATAACAGAGCGTCGAAAAGAAATACAAGATCAAAAGTTAAAAACATGAGCGAAAAACAATACCTACATAATATTGCTGACAAAGTTTCCTTGTATGTGCAAGCAAAGCAAAATGCCATTGAATTCCTAGTAAAGAACGAAATAAAAGATCGCAACAGCATTCAGAACTGTTTGATTATGAGTCAAATATGGACGGCTGCACAGATAGATGATACTATCACAATAAATGATATTATGATATATCTTGGCAACAACGAGCCGTCTGACGACGATCTTGACATGAAAGAAGTTGTGCTAGATGATGAAATGAAACATCTTACCCTTAATGAAATATTAGAAGTGGCTCTAGATTCAGATGATGGTATTTAATATTGGTTGTGCAACCATTAGTGTATGTGAAGATACTGCAAAATGTGCAGTAGATAATATACAACACAATGATGTAATAAAGGTTGCTGAGTTCTGTGACAAAAATAACTATGTAGTAGATGTAGTGTATGGAGATGCAGCAGAAGAGTTGATTTACTACACATTAGGTACTGAGTTAAATCAACAAGAGCTTGAAAAATATATACAAAAAGAGTTATGTTAACGTCAACATTTTGTAAACAAGTAAATACAATATGACAGCAAAAGAGTTTAAATGGGCCAACGAGTTACACTGGATGGTCAAAGGACATCTTATCCCGCAAGAGTGGGCCAGAGATGAACAACAAGTAAAATCAATGGAAAACAGTTATTTCAAGCGCCTATGGGGAAACCACGAGTCGCAATATCGTAAAGACGGATTCGAAACCGCATGGGAGCAAAGATATGGTAACCTCGAAGATAGCGCAACTTAGCGAAACAGATTTAGATTATTTAGACCAACTACTACACAAAGAATTCTCAAAGCAGTGCAACAACAGCACACAATGGAAAACAAAGAACGGTAGCAACTATCCATATGACACCTCCAAGCAACTGGTAAGACTTATGGATGCTGTTCGCAGTCAAAAAAAGATCTTGACAATGCCCAAATGGTAAGTTATATTAGTGTTGTAACAATGTAAAGGCACACGTTCTAATGGGTATTAATGTTCACGTATATTCGTACTGGGGTGTTCGCACTGAGTGGAATGAAGCTGTTAGTGACAGAATGGAAGACTTCTGGGATATAGATATTGATCCTGCTGATGATGCTAATATTCTCTGTGACGGCATGAGCGGCGAGTATATGATTTTTGGCGAACGTCTGTATGACTCAGGTGATTCACGCTGGGATGAAATGTATAACTCAAACGAAGTAGAGATTGATCAAACTATTCTTGACGGTATGCGAGAGGATTACATGGCAAAGTTTAAAACACTGTATCCAGATCAATATGAATGGCTTGCTGCTAAACCATGGCGACTGGTTAACTTGGTACATTACTCATAATGAAACCAGTAGTAAACAGAAAAAGAACTTGACATCCATATGTAATGTGTTATATTGGTGTTGTAAAAATGTAAAGGCTTATGACAATGGCAAAAACTGAAATCAGATACTGCAAGCGATGCTGGAAAGATACACGCCATGACATCTTCAAGGATGGTCCAGTGAGAGGTCAAAAGGTAGATAGCGTTGAAAGAACTTTCTTTGCTATAATCACTCTTGGATTTACCGAATTAATAACAGACAAATGGCGGCAGTGTCAGGTCTGTGACAGGAAGGAACGGGTTTGATGGAGTTGTTAAAAAAAACTCTTGACAAACACTTAATACCAGTGTATAAATATACTTGTAATGTTGAAGCGATTTGACGACTGAACTGGACCCGGGGGCGGTACCCGGCGACTCCACCAAAAGGATTTTATTATGTTTTGGCATAAACACACTTGGGAATGGTTTAAAACCGTAAACGCATATACGAAAACAAACCGTATTAGACGCAAATGCCAAAAATGTGGTAAAGTAGAATCCTTTTGATGGGGTCGAAATAGGATCGACAGGCAGGATAGAAGAGTGGAGTTACCGGGATGTAAGCGCCGTTACCGCGAACGAAAATGATAATTGCAAACGCAAATTTCAAACCTGAACTTTTCTTTGACTTTGAAGTCCTAGAAGCAGCCTAAGGGCAAGTTCGCGGTTAGGGGAGCCCCGGGCAACAGAATGCTCCCCACTTACAGACGGTAAAAAGGTTTAACATAGTTAGACTGGCTGGGTAAGAGGTTGTGCCTATAAAACTAGGGTTAGAACATCGGGTTACAAATAGTGAGATACAAAACGCACCACTCTGAAACTGTAAGGAACACACAAAAATGATAAGTAACAAAAAATATCTTAGACTTCAGCGCATTACATTACCACTAGTGGGTATTTTAATGTTTGTTGGAACTATCTTTATGTTGATATCTTAACACAAAGGACACACTATGAAACCAAACAATAACTTCCATATGACTGTTAGAGACATTGAACTTATTGAACATGCACTACAAGGAAAGTTGTCAAGACGAGCAAGAACTGTAATGCTTGATCCAGAAGGACCTTACACAGACGAACTTAATGACGAAATCAAAGAAATAAGAGAGCTACTAGGCCGCATACACAATCAAAAGGTCTGGTATCGTCCTAAAGATGGTAGATTTTCTCCTGGTGGATCTACTGCAAGTTCATGAATTGGTTAGAGATAGATAAAATGCTCTACGGCATTATAGCACGACATGATGCCGTAGAGGATATGCTTAAAGAAGCCAAGACACAATTCAAGTGGAATGACAGACAAGCAGAAACAGCACTACTACCGTTGCTCAAACGCAACAATATTGATAAGATTATAGTAGAAACACCCAAAAAGCGTTCGAAACGATCGACAAAACGCAAGTAGATGTTATAACTAATATAGTGAAGGGGCAAGCATCGAACTTGCCCCTTACTATGTATACATATTAAAAAAGGAACTAAAATATGCGTAATGTATTTATTACAACAGTAGCCGCTATGGCTATTTCAACAGCAGCATTTGCTGAAGAAACAACAGTAGCAACCCCAGTACTATCAGGTGAAGTATCACTTGACTTTGCTGAAACAGCAAACGACAAGTTTGGTGGAACAATGGGTCTGGACCTAGGTGTAGATATGGGTGGATTGGCAACAATCGATCTAGACTTTGTTGCAACAGACGGCAATGCAGTAACACTAGACACATGGGCAGTTGGCACAACTGTAGCAGGCGTAGGTGTTGCAATTGGTGATGACCTAGGCGTAATGCCAGGCGCAGAAGGTGAGCAAACACTAGCAGCACCAGCAATGGCAGAAGCAGTACAAGTAACTGTAGGCGATGCAGTAGTTGCAGTAGGTCTTACAGACTGGACAACAGATGTAACAGACGTAAGCAACATTCAAGGCGCTTACACATTGAACGTAGCAAACTTAGATGTAACAGCAGCAGCTGACTACAACTTGGACAGTGAAAACACAGTACTAGGTGCAGGCATTAGCGGTCTTGACTTAGGCGTAGCATCACTAGGTGGCGCAATGACTTACGATGTAGATGGTGAAACATTTGGTTTTGAAACTGTAGCAACACGTGGTGGCTTAACAGCATACCTAAACGGTGACGACACAGACGCACTACAAAACATCGGTGGTGAGTACACAATGGATGTAGCTGGTGCAACATTTGCAGCAGGTGCTAACTACAATGTTGACACAGAAGACTTTACTCCAACAGCAGGACTATCGTTCAACTTCTAAGTTAAACACATAAATTAAATTAAGAGCCTTAGGGCTCTTTTTTTACGGCTAAATAATGTGGGTACGTTATTTAGACCGGAGAATTATAAAATGTGGAAATGGATAGGATATATCACAGCAGTCTTGCCTTTGATTGGTGTGTTGTACGGAGGTCTTAGAATCGCCAGTGATCTACAAACTTCGCTTGAACAGTCTATACAGACATCAGCAGATGCTCACGCAAGGATAGATTCTATTGCACAATCCCAAAAAGACATCAACAATCAACTATTAGATTTACAGTCAATCAGTGCTGAAGTAAACGGAATTGTAGGATCATTAGAGCGTCAGAAAAATGACTCAGTCACACGTGGTCAATTAGACACATTAAGAGATCAACTCTCAGCACTGAAAGAATCAATCAGTGCTGAAGTGAACGGAATCGTAGAATCATTAGAGCGTCAGAAAAATGACTCAGTTACACGTGGACAGTTGGACACATTAAGAGATCAAATCTACGCACTGAGAGACACACTTGAACAGATGCGTAACCTGTCAAACAAAGTTTCAGATATCTACAGCAGACTTGACAAGATAGAACGTGGAGTTAACAACACACAGATAGATGATGATAAACGCATCCACAATGTCTTGAAGGACATTGAAGAAATATTTAGACGGTTAGATAGAGCTAATATTGATTAGGCAAACACAACACTAAAAGGTCGATTTGTGCGGCCTTTATTCTTGACTAAATAATACGGGCACATTATTTAGAGGGAATCAAAAATGCAAACACAAAATGAATATGACGTAGTACTACTTAAATGCGTAGATGGCGACACAGTAGATGTAGATATTGATCTAGGATTTGGCGTATGGCTTAAAGACGAGCGTGTACGCATTATGGGTATTGACACTCCAGAGTCAAGAACATCAGACAAAGTAGAAAAAGTATTTGGCACAGCAGCTAAGAATAGACTAAAAGAACTATTAGAAAATGGCGGCAAGTTAATCACAACAGAAAACAAAAGCGGCGAAGATATGAAAGGCAAGTTTGGACGTATCCTAGGCGACTTCCGTACTCCGTCAGGAGATTTAGTAACAGACATTATGATCTCTGAAGGACATTGTGTAGCATACTTCGGCGGATCAAAAGAAGAAGTCCAAGGCAAACATCTGGTAAATAGAAGCAAGCTATTGCGTGAAGGTGTTGTAAGTCAAGAAGACTACGATGCCGCAGTTGCACTTATGGAAGGCAAACACTAATGTCAGACGGTGAACTAGTTATTTTTTTACATGATTTAGCAAGAGAGGCAGAATCGTCTCAAAACTTACGAAAAGCTCAAATGTTACGAGAAGCAGCTGATAAACTAGCCGATATGGAAGGTAAGTAATGTCATTTAATACTAGTAGACATGCAATAAACGAAGTCAATGGATGGGTAGCAGGAAGACTAACCAACATACGAAGGCAACTTAAAGCAACTGATCCTGAAGATCCGATGTATGAGTATCTACTAGAAAGAATAGCATACCATGAAAAGTTTATTGATGCACGTAATAGTATGATCGGCAAAGAACTACCACCTGATAAAAGGGCTGTAAAACGTCATTTAATCAACAAAGAATAGGTTGACATTCAACTAAACTCCTGCTATATTACTTAGAGTAGAAACACTAGCAGGAGTTTTTTTATGACAATGCAACTAGTTGGTCCTTATATGACCACCACTCGTTACAATCGTAAACAGAAACAAAGCAAAAACAAAAGACTACAAAACGCACAAGCAGAACATGAGCAGTGGCTTGTAAAGATGGGTGTAGGCAAAAGCACAGCCAAACACACAAATGAGATACCAGATTATAAAACAAGTAACACAGTACCACTAAGCAACAAGATTGCAGGCCACGGTCCTGCAAAAGAATCATTGACGTATTCAGGCGAGCGTCAGTTGTTAGGTATTGCAACTATGCATAAAAGTAATATGGTACCAATCTTCGCAGATAAAAAAGAAGATGCAAAAGACATCGCAAGTATGCGTCGATAAACAAAATCAATCATTGAGGTAAGAACATGAAGTTTTATATTATAGCAGCAGTAATGCTGATTGTAGCCAATGCGGCACAAGCACAAACTACAAACTTGTATACAGAAGAAGAATATCCACAAGCGTATTGTATGGCGCTGAATATCTACTATGAGGCTCGTGGTAGTACCTTGGCAGATCGTGTGGCAGTAGCAGACGTGGTGCAAAATCGTGTGCGCGACACACGTTATCCTAATACTATTTGCGAAGTAGTTAAGCAAGGCAGGCAGCATCCTAGCGGTGCAATGATACGTAACCAGTGTCAATTCAGCTGGTATTGCGATGGAAAAAACGACAGGCCACAAAATGAAGATTTATGGATTGATGCACAAATGTTAGCATATCAAATGGTGTTTGAAGACAAATATCGTGGCATCACAGAAGGTGCTACACACTATCACGCTACATATGTAAAACCAAGATGGGCATCGACACTACAACTAGTCGGTAGGATAGGTGCGCATATTTTCTATCGTTGGGAATAGCATAAATATAATATGATATTTGGAATACTTGTACTCATAACGGCGCTGTCGATCAGCGCCGTTGCCATCTACTACAGCGTTAGCGGACTAGTAGCTATTTTTGCCGCCGCCGCGGTACCTATTATGATCATGGGCGGCGTACTAGAAATAGGAAAACTTGTAACTGCGGTGTGGTTACATAGATATTGGAACCAAGCTAAATGGTGGTTAAAGAGTTATCTAACTATTGCTACAGTGATATTGATGTTTATTACAAGCATGGGTATTTTTGGATATCTCAGCAAAGCACACATTGAACAAACTGCTGCTGCCACCGAAGGTGTTGCACAACTAGAGCGTATTGATGAAGAACTTGATAGACAAGAAGCAATCATTGAGCGAGCAGAAGAACGTATACTAGAAGCAGAAGCTAGTGTAGGCGCAGGCAACGATGAAATACAAGCACAAATAGATAGAGAACAACAGCGTATTGATACAGCATACACACGCATTGAACCTGCTATTGCAGAACAGAACGCCATCATTCAAGCAGCAAGAACATTAGACAGCGAACGTACACAACCATACGAAGAACAACTAACTGCACTTGATGAAGAACTACGTAGATTAGATATACAAGCAACACAGTACGAATCACGCATTGCACAACTGAGTGTTGATGTTAGTGCAGTAGACCCTGTGTTAGCACAAATCAACAGCATAGAAAATAGTATTGTAAAAGTTGAAGGACAACTTGCTAGTAGAGAGCGTGATCAAATAGCATCTGCACAGCGTACCATTGGAGCAAACGCAGACGGCAATGCAGGTCCAAACACACGTAGGTCAGCAGATACATGGATAACACAGCAACGTGCTAGAATAGGCGAACTACAAGCACAGGTAGCACAACTACGTGCTACAGCACAAAGCATAGTTGATACAGAACGCACACGACTAACCAACCTTGTAAGCAACATACGCAACGAGCAAACACAAGCCGTCAAAAATCGTCAACTAGAAGTATTGGCAACTATTGATCAAGTACGCAACACAGAGTCTCCTGTTATAACAAAAGCAAGAGAAGAAGTACAAAGAATTCGTGCTGGTGCAGATGCACAGATAGCACAATCAAACACACTTATACAAAGTTTACGCAATAGTTTAACTGTGGGCAAGGATGCCGCAGTTGAAGCTACTATTGCACAACAACAAGAAAAGATAGTATTAGCAAATAATACCATTGACACACTTACAGAACAAAAGTATACTTTACAGACTGAGTATAGAAAACTAGAAGCAGAAGTAGGACCAGTAAAATACCTAGCAGAGTTTATCTACGGAGAAACAGCTGACAAGGATATACTAGAGGAAGCAGTAAGATGGGTAATAATAACAATCATATTTGTATTCGATCCATTAGCAGTACTTCTGCTCATAGCGAGCCAAACCACATTCGAGATGCGCCGTCAGGAGTATCCTCGACAGGGACAGGCCCAACAGGAAGAACTAAATGACAACACTAATAGATCTAATGATGGCAGGGATGATTGGAAAGACAGTTACGCCCGCAGCTACATTGCCGGAAATGACAGAGATAATTCAACCTCATACACCAGGAATGACCACAGAACAATTGAAAGCAATGATACCGCAAGTAGAACCGTCAATGATGGAGGAATGTTGCCCGGAGGAGTTTTGGAAGAACGAAGACAAGACTTAGAAGAACGTGAACTTTACGATAACACTTACAAAGAAAATAAACAAAAATGGAAACAAGACAATCCAAATGATACAGTAAAGTATCACAAAGAACGATATATACAAGGTAGGACAGATTATTTGCCTTGGGAAGATTATGACAAAAATTAATGTTATTACACCACCAGATGTAATACACAATAAATCAACTTCGTTCTTATTAGTTCAGCCTAGTGTTGGAGTACGAGACCAGTTTCAAAACTTGTTGAAAAATTTTAATAGCCCAATGAACATATACCTTTATGATCCAAAAGATGATGAAGAAAGAAAATATGACTGGCTACTTAATATATCACGCTTTGTAGATTATACAATATTAGATATTGATAACCTAGACACAATAGAAAGAAATTTGGCTACTTATTTTGTTAGCCTACCAAATACTTTTTACTTGACAAATGACGAGGTTACGCCATATAATATACTTAGCGTTAATAGAATATACAACTTAGATTGGTTGTATGATAAACTCAAAGAGGATTAAATGAGTAAAAATAAACATGACGAAAAAAATGCTATCGTTTCAGGTATGCGTGTAGAAGTACGTAACGGAGATTTTAACAAAGCATTGCGCAGATTTAAGAAAAAGATTGCTGAAGATGGTATTCTTCAAGAGCTACGTGCTAAAGAGTTTTTCCAATCAAAAGGCACCAAAAAGCGCCTAGAGAAACAAGCAGCAATTCGTAGATATAAGAAAAAACGTATTAAAGATCAAGAAAACTTGTAGAAGGAATATAACATGCGCATCGAAGAAGATGTCAAACTTGATTATAAGGATGTGCTAATACGTCCCAAGCGAAGTACACTTAAAAGTCGTAGTGAAGTAAGTTTAGAACGTAAAACAAACTTTCGTAACTATGAGCCAGGTCTGCGTATTCCAAACTATCACTATCGTGGCATTCCTATTATGGCTGCTAACATGGATGGTGTTGGCACATTTGAAATGGCTGACAAACTTGCTGAAGGTGACATGTTTACTTGCTTGGTTAAAACTTACTCAGTAGATGAACTTGTAGAATACTTTAATGCAGGTATTTATCAGCGTACAGATAATGTTGCAATGAGTATTGGTACAAGTTATACAGACTTTGAAAAGTTGTGTATGGTATACGATAAAGCACCAGGTATGATCAAGTACGTGTGTATGGATATTGCAAACGGATACTCGGAGCATTTTGCATCTCGAGTGCGTGATGTGCGCAAAGCATTACCACATATTGTAATCATTGCTGGAAATGTAGTAACAAGAGAAATGACGGAGGAACTTATACTTGCTGGAGCAGATATCGTTAAAGTGGGAATTGGCCCTGGTAGTGTATGCACTACTCGCATTCAGACTGGCGTGGGGTATCCTCAGCTTAGTGCTGTTATCGAATGTGCCGATGCGGCTCATGGTCTTGGTGGACATATTATTGCTGATGGCGGCTGTACCTGCCCTGGTGACGTGGCTAAGGCTTTTGCTGCCGGCGCAGACTTTGTAATGCTTGGCGGTATGCTTGCCGGACACGATGAAGGCGGCGGCGAAGTTATTAGTAAGTTCTATGAAACGAATGAATTACAATACGAAGGTCATCGAGTAAGAGAAATGAAACAGTTTGTACAGTTCTACGGTATGAGTAGTGAAGCAGCAAACACAAAGCATTTTGGCGGATTGAAAGATTATCGCTCGTCAGAAGGACGCACAGTGCTTGTGCCTTATAGAGGTGCTGTAGCCGCTACGGTACAGGACATTCTAGGAGGTGTGCGTAGTACTTGCACATATGCAGGTGCTAAAACAATCAAGCAACTGCCTAAGTGTGCAACATTTATTCGTTGTACACAAACACACAATTCGGTCTATGAAGGATCGACAATTGGTAAATAAACTGGATGCCAAAAATGGATCCAACATTATTCTTGCTTTATAAGGAGAAACAAAATGACAAGATTAACAACACTAGACTTACCCCAACTTCACCGTGCCACTGTAGGCTTTGATAGAATGTTTGATGAAATGAATCGAGCATTTGAGAATACAAAGAGCACAGGTTATCCACCATACAACGTAGTAGAAATCAATGAAAACGAATATATGATTTCGTTGGCAGTTGCCGGTTTTGGTATGGACAACCTAGACATCACATTAGAAAAGAATGTGCTGACTGTTGAAGGTAATGCTCCAAAAGGAGACGAGGAAGTAAACTATCTACACAAAGGAATCGGCGGTCGCAACTTCCGTAGACAGTTTACATTAGCCGAGCATATCGAAGTTGAAAATGCAACATTAGAACTCGGTATGCTCAACATTCACTTGGTGCGTAATGTACCAGAAGCACAAAAACCAAAGAAGATTGCAATCAAACAGTTTGATGAAATCGAAGGCTAACAGTCTAGGGGGAGTGAAATATCTCCCCCATTTTACTAGGAGATAAAAATGAGCGCAGATGTAAAACTAGATGAACGAATTAAAATTGATCTTGAAGAACCAAAGAAATATAAAGTAATATTTTTAAATGATGACGCTACTCCAATGGATTTTGTTATTGCAGTATTAGTAAATATTTTTAAACATACACCAGATAGTGCTATGCAAATAACCATGCAAGTACACGAAGAAGGCAGTGGTGTTGTTGGTGTGTATTCACACGAAGTTGCTGAAATGAAAACAACTGAAACAGTAACCCTATCACGAAATCACGGATTTCATTTACAAATCAAGTTAGAGGAAGAATGAGCAAACTTAAAGAACTTACCTGGGCTAATCACCAGAAAGCAGAACGTACAGAACATGCCCGCAAACTGCTACACGGCATGACACCAGAAGAGTATCATAGATATTTGTACAATCAATATGTAATGTATGCTGTGCTGGAAAGCCAAGCAAAAACATATGGTGTATTAGAAGGCATTGAAGATATTGCAAGAGCAGATGCAATCCGTGCAGACGTTGAAGAACTAGAAACTGCACATAGTATTGAACGCAACGGAGACTTGCTGTGTCAAGTTGTTGCAGACTATACAGACTATTGTATGCATATGAAAGACCGAGAAGAGTTTCTAGCACACTTGTATGTACGTCACTTTGGTGATATGTATGGCGGCCAAATGATTAAAAAGCGTAATCCAGGCAGCGGCAAGATGTATGAGTTTAATAATGTAGAAGAACTAAAAACTACAGTACGTGCTATGCTTACAGACGACATGGCAGATGAAGCAAACACATGTTTTGAGTTTGCAATGCAACTATTTGAGGAGTTAGACAGTGAGTGAAGTTTGGGATACACTGATTAAAATACAAGATAGATTGATCGAACGTTTTGATGCAACTGGTCAAGAATACAACGAAATGGGCATGGATAGATTTAATCAACCAGGTTGGATCAACCGTGTATGGACCAGTGAGAACTATCGTAGAGCCCACATTGACGTAGTTGATGCACGAGACAGCAAAGGTTTGTGGATGATGCATTGCTGTGTGTTTCCTCACTTGGACAATGACGGTCCTATCTTTGGATTAGATGTTATTGCAGGTAAAAACAAAATCACAGGTTACTTCCATGATTACTCTCCAACGTCTTTGGAGTATCATGAAATGATTGATGATTTTGGAGATGAAGTAGCAAAACTAGAATGGCGCAAGCCACGTGAATTACCAGAATGGGCAAAGGCTATATTTACTAAACATATGGTTGCAGCAGGTAATGTAAACAGCACTGAAGAACTAGAACAACTTGTGGAACTAAGTTTTGACAGTATTGACAACTATTTAGAATACATTGGTTCCTACAACGGAACAGGTAATACTGAAGCTGGCAAAGCAGCACAAAATCGTTATGCACATTATCAAAAACAAAATCCACATACTCCTAAAACAATGACAAGTTTAGGACTCGATGAAGAAGATGTAAGAGTATTCGTACAAGAATGTTTATTTCCTGATATCGAATAAATACATTACTTAGGAGTTAAAAATGCGTTATAAAGACCTTGTAGAATATGAAGACTTAGGACAAGAAAAAGAACAGATTATATCAACTATTTCTGGCCTGAGTGCTGACAATCAAGACGAAGCAAACTTGTTGGATAGAATTTGGAAAATCCTCAACAGTGGAACTATTAGTACAAACATTGATAGCGCATTTGATATTCCTCTACAAGACGAAAACATGGGCGACAAAGAAAAACTATTAATTCGCCAAGACATGACAAAAATCTTTAGCACTATTGAAAGCGACTACAAAACAATGGATACATTGCTAAAGCGTTTAGAGCAAGGTGGCGCAGTAGATATTGGTGCATTATCAAAACCACTAAACACGTTTAGCGCAGTCTTTGGCGACGAAGTTGGATCAGCAGCATTTAGAAAACTAGCGGCATATGGTGTTGGTAAAAAGCAAAAAGGTCCAGGCGAATATGGACTTGCATGCCTTTCCAACAAAGTGCGTCTAGCAGCAGGTGAAGGTGATCTTGAGATTGACGGCATTGGTAAAGTAGAACTTAAAGCAGCAATGAGTTCAAGCGGCGGACGTATTGGATACGGCGGCGGATCTCAAAAAGCCAAACGTGCAGTGTTGGAAAAGTATAAAGAAAAACTACCAACTGTGATTGGTGCTATTGGTGCCAAAGGTGGTAGTTTAGGACTAGGTCCATTTATGCAAGCATTGAACACAGATCTTCCTACAAGTGATCCAAACAATCAAAAGATTAGAAAATCATTGATGCTGGATTTGTTGCAAATGGACATGGAAAACTATGCTGGTCCTATTGCAGACAAAGTTGCAACAACTGAAGATGCAAGTCAAGTTGAACTTACATATCTAGCACAAAACTTTGAATGGTACAAAAACAGAGACAACTTTGATGCATTGTTGCTAATGAGTATTCCCAATCAAAAGACTGCAATGTTGCGTAATGCAAATGATCTAGCAGCATTTAGACAAGGTGGACATGCTGGCGGATTGGCTATTAGTATTATTCCTACACAAGCAGGTGCAGGACGTGAACAATGGGCGCAGCTTACACTTAACAAGGCAATGATATAAATAGTATTGGAGGGCTTCCAATGAAATGTTTATTAGCAATTCTAATACTACTACCAACAATAGCAAGCGCAGACCTAGTTCACAATTTCAACAATCCTAGTTTCAGCGGACAGGGATATAGTGCTCATGTACTAAGCATCGAGCAACTGGAATTCAATCGCAGAGACGATATACGCAAAGCCGAAGAAGCTGAAGCAGCACGTATTGAGCGTGAACTTGAAAACAGTGTGTTGAACAAATTCATTCGTAACTTAGAATCACGCATCTATGCAACACTATCAAAGCAGATGGTGGACAATATGTTTGCAGCTTGCGGAGAAGACACAGGCATTGATTGTTCAAGCGGCGGCACCACAGAAGTAGAAGGCGCAACTATTACTTGGGTCAAGGACGAAGAAACAGGCAGTATCACACTAACTGTAGATGGCCCAGATGGATATACTGAAGTAACAATCCCAGGACCAGGAGACTTTACATTCTAATGTGGAAACTATTACCGATATTATTACTAGCAGGATGCAGTTACACTATGAAATCTCCAGAGGCGTTGCTGGATTCTAATCCTCCAGCAGTGCAAGACAACCCAATGGCAGCAGAACTGCGAGATATTCCGGCAATAAACGGTCCTGCTATGACTATTGGAGTTTATAGTTTTACAGATAAAACAGGACAGAGAGCACCTACAGATGGCGCAGCAAGTTTGAGCAGTGCTGTAACACAGGGTGCAGAAGTATGGGTAATAGACGCATTACTAGATGCGGGCGGTGGCGACTGGTTCGAAGTAATGGAACGTGGCGGCATGGATAACCTTATCAAAGAACGTCAACTTATACGAAGCACAAGAGAAAACTACGAACAAGAAACAACTCCACTATCACCAATGAAGTTTGCTGGTATTATATTAGAAGGCGGCATTATCGGATATGATAGTAATACAACAACAGGCGGTAGTGGTGCTAGATATTTTGGCATAGGAGCCAGCACAGAGTATCGTGTGGACACTGTTACTGTTGGTATGCGTATTGTAAGTGTAAGCACAGGAAGAGTGCTACTAAGCGTGGCAGCAGAAAAAAGCATAGCAAGTCATCGAACAGGTGCAGATGTATTCAAGTTTATTGAACTAGGCACAGAAGTAGTAGAGATTGAAACCGGCTATACTGTAAACGAACCAACCAACATTGCAGTTCGTAGTGCTATAGAAGCAACGGTTATTGAGATGATTTACGAAGGTGTACGAAAAGGCCTTTGGAACTTCAAAGAGTAGCTGTTTAAAACCCCAGATTACCTATAAATAACACTAGTAGAGAGGGCGCACTCTACTATAGGAGGGTATATACCATGAAAAAAATAGCAATAATAATAGCTATGGTATTCGCATGGGTTTCGACGGCGACGGCCAATGAAATCTATATCCAGCAAATTGGCGACGGATTGGACTTGGACATTGTACAAGATGGAAAAGACAATCAACTCGGCAACAGTACACAAAGTGCAGTGTTAGAAGGTGCAGATATGACTTTTAGCATTACACAAACAGGTAATACAAATACCATTGCAGCAACAATCAAAGGTGCTACTTATACAGGCCTTTGGAGTATAGTTGGCGACAGCAATGATATAGATTTACTTTGTAGTAGTACGGCAGCTGGAAACTGTGATACTGTAACACTAAATGTAGACATTGAAGGTGACTTTACAACACTCGATTTCGACATAGGCGAAGTAGCTGATGCAACAGGCAGCAGCATTGACTTTACTATTGACGGAGACGGTAATGTTGTTGAGATGACTGTAGATGGACAAAGTGCTGATATTGATGTAGTAGTCGACAACACATCAAGTGCAGCAGTAGGTCCAGGTACAAACGGAACACTGACAGGTGCTACAGGCACAACAGGTAATGTTATTGATATTGATGTAACTGGTGACGGAGACGTTATTGGACACACAATAGACTTAACTATTACAGGTGGCGGCAGTTATTACAATATCACTCAAAGCGGCATCAACGATAATATGTTGACTGCTACATTTGACGGCGATGACCAAAGCGTAGATATAACACAGAGTGACTGATGATTAGAATCATTCTAGTGTTGATATTAATATCAACAAATGCTTGGGCCAGTATAGGTGAAATAACCGCAAGCACTGGCCCAGGCACAATCAAAAGAGAAAACGACAAGATTACAGGTGATGTTGGCACAGGCTTAGAAATGCAAGATGCTATTACCACCCGAGACGGTGCATGGCAACTGGAGTTTGAAGATGAAACTCGTGTAGATGTTACCGAACATAGCCGTATGGTTATAGACGAATTTATATACGATCCTGCAACTGGTAAAGGCACATTAGGTATGCGAGCCACACTAGGTGCAGTGAGATATGCTAGTGGACAAATAGCAAAGAACAGCAGACAAAGAGTAAACATAAGAACACCTAGTGCTACCATTAACGTGCGTGGCACAGACTTTATGATGATTGTAGATGAAATAGGCGGCAGTATGATTACACTACTACCAAGTTGTGATAATACAGGCGCTTGTGTTGTAGGCGAAATATCAGTTGAAAGCGATGTAGGCACAGTTATAATGAACCAAGCGTTTGAAACAACAGTGGTAAAAAGCAGATGGGACACACCTGCTAACCCAGTGATACTAGAACTGCCAAGTGATATGCTGAGAGCAATGTTGATTGTGCGTAACAAACAACCTTACGATGAAGAAATAGAAAGGCAATACCCAGTTACAAACTTGTTGGATATTGACTTTTTAAAATATGATGAATTAGACAGAGATCCATTGGTAGAAGGTATAAAAAATCTTTGGGTTACAGATTTAGACAATAATAGTTTTTTAAAATATGATTTTGCAGATGAAATGGAAAGACAACTACAAGAAATTCTAGCAAAGTGGATCGACGAATTATCTTCACAAAATATAGAGTTGTTTGCAGAGCGTTTTAGAGGATTAGATCCAGAAACAAATATATTTTATGATGAAACTCCCAACTACATTGTAGAGCGCAAGCAAGGTGATGATCATTTTTTTAGACTGGAACTGTTTGTAGACGACAGTTATACAATAGATATAGTACAGGAGGGATTCAATGCGTACGGTTATCGTGTTGGCGTTGGCGGCAGCAACAGCATTAGTATCACACAGCAGTAAAGCTAATGATATTTTTTTACAAGCATTTGGTGACAGTTTTGAAATGACACTAATACAAAAGAATGGATCTGATAACGATTTAGACCTTGATATCACTGGCGACGAACATATTATTGAAGTTGTACAAGATGGCAACGGTAATGTTAGCAGTATCACCATAGACGGAGATTATCCTACAGATATCAGTGTGCTACAAAGCGGCGACAATTTAAGTTATATATTAAACAACTATTGTACCAACAGCGCAGGATGTGTTGTAACAGTTACGCAGTACTAAATACTATGAGGGCAATACAATGGATTTTATTTGGGCACTAGCATTAACTACACATATGGGACTGGAGCGTGATTACAACGAGATACACCCCCATGTGAGATTTTACGAGGACGGTGCTATTGCTGGTGCCTACTACAACAGCGTTGACAGAATCAGTTTCTACGGTGGATATAGATTAGAGCCAACAGACCGTTTGGGTGTTGAGTTTAGTCTAGTTACAGGATATCCGGCATACGGAGAACTAGCACCAATGGTAAGAGGTACATACGACATAAATGATAATGTTATAATGTTCGCTGCACCAACAATAGAATCATATGGCGAAGAAAACAACAATATAGGTGTAGTTTTAGGAATAGAACTACAACTTAAATAAGATGTAAATATCTCATGGAGGGAAAATAATGAGGGTAATAATAATAAGCAGCGTACTAGCTGCACTACTATCTACTACTGCATTAGCAGATAATGTAATAATAGAAAACGAATACGTCCGAGCCGGCGTAAATGAAACAACAGGCACATTTGGTTCGGGTGGTAATACACGCCCAGGACTACAATATGATTCAACTGGAACTAGCACATTTCCAGCAGACGGCGAACAAGGTGACTACTTAACACCTGGTGCACCATTTGATGGATTTACAGTTGATGTTGATGGCATAGCATACACCAACAATAACTCCGGTGGCGCCAGCGGCATTGCAAGTAATGGCTGGACAGGAACTCCAACAGCAGACAGTGCAACGTGGAGCGGCGGAGTAACCGGTGTATTTGATATGACCAACACATACAGTCTGCCAAGCGGACAAGAATACATTGACATCACAACCGGTATTACAGCACAGACAGCTATCACTACGCTAAGATTTGGACGCTTTATTGATCCAGATGCAATGCCAGCAGCAGGCGATACAAGTGCTACAGACAACGTACTAGGATACGGAACTATTCCAGAAGCAAATGTTGTGTTCTCAGAAGCAACTGTTTCACGCTATGCACTAGGTTTGTATTCAACAGACAGCAATGTAGGCGCTGGTATTAGTAGCGGATGGAGCACAGACCCTAATGACTATGCAACAGGCGGCGACTATACTGTAGGCAACGGCGACGATACTATAGGTCTAGGTTGGGAATGGACTGGCTTGGTAGCAGGCGATATCGTAACAGCTAACTATGCTTATATCTTTGGACCAAGTGCGTTTGATGCGGCATCAACAGCTATTGCAGGCGGCGCAGGCGGCGGCGTTGATATTACTACAGGCACACTAGAAGATGTAGGAAGTGCCACAGACGCAGCAAGCGGATCTACAGAACCAGCAGCACCAACAGTTGTAGGCAGTGCAAGTTCAAGTGTAACAACACACAGTAGCACAACAGCAGATGGTGTACAAACTATTGCCAGAGAAACTTCAACTAGCACATGGGATGTATACAGTGACGCTTCGTTGGGAACACCTGTAGTTGCAGTAACAGATCCTGGTAGCTTTACAGGGCGTGTAGACCAAGTAACACAGATAACAAATCTAGCACCACATAGAAATGTTAGAATAGGCAGTGGATTAGAAGGCGGTCGTATTAATCATGATATGGGCAACGGTTACAGTGCTAGTTCAAATCTAGCACAACTTGGCGGCAGAGTAACAACTGACAGTTTGCTAACACTAGGCGCAGGTATTGCTAAGATTGATACTACAATGCAAGGCACAGATTCAAATAGTACTAGCAACACCACAATGTTGAGCTTTGAAGCAAGCAAACACATTGACAGCCGCGGAGTTACTGTAACTGGTATGCTAAACACTACAAGCACAGATTTAGCATACAACAGAAACATCGGCGACTTTGATGCAGCAGGTTCAACTAGTGCAACAGATACATGGAGCACACTAACTGTAGAGAAATCAACTGGTGCTGTTCGTCCTTGGGCAGGTTATACCGTTGGCAAGCGCAGCACTGATGCATGGACAGAAACTGGAGATATTCAAGCTATCCTAGATCATACAGAAGGCGACGAGTCGTACAACTATGCAACTGTTGGGTTAAACATTGAAGCAGGTATACTAGACATTGGTATCAGCAAAGCATTTGATGACGCAGACACAACACAGATCGGAGTAGGCATTGAAAAATCAATCAATGATCGTATTGCTATCGGTGCTAGTGCAAACCGCAAAATAGCAGGCGACAACACTAGTACATTCCTAAGTGCTGGTTTAACTTTCAAGTTCTAAGCGTATATTATGGAGCCCTCTTTGGTAAATACCATTGAGGGCTTTATTATGAAAAAATTAACTGATATATTATCTATATGTTTGATTCCTGGATTCATAGGTGTTATAATGTTTGTAGGTGCAGTTTTTGATCCTGCTGCTCCATATTGGGCACAAGTTGGTTACAATATGGATTTTACTCTCAATCCATGTAACTATATATACTGCGGAGAGTAAATACTGTATGATACAAAGATTTTTCATATGGATATTAGAAGATTATATCAATCAGTTGATTGATAAAAGAATTGAGGAGGGCATAATTGAAAAACTTAGACAACAACAAGAACACGAGCGAAAGCACCGAATTGCAAAACTCCGAGCCAGCCTTAATCATAAGACATCAACAATTGAAAAAAATACAAAAGATGAGTTACAACCCAGTGGTGGAGTACACACCAGGAGTGAAGAACCCAAACTATCGACCCCGTCCGATCAAGCCGCAATAAAAAAACAGCAAGAGCTGGCTGCAATGAAAGCAAAACTGTTAGGAAAGAAAAAATGATGCGTAAAGTTTTATTTTCGCCCGTATGGAGTGTATTACTACTAGGATTACTAGCATGGGTGTATAGTATCAATCCGCCTTTCTTAGAAAGTATAAAACTAAGATATTTCGACACACTGATAATCAATCAACAACCTGTTGAAAACAACATTTACACAGTAAACATCGATGAACCGAGTTTAGAGGCTTACGGACAATGGCCGTGGCCGAGAGGTGATTATGCTGCCCTTATAGAGGATTTGTATGCCAGAGGCGCTGGACTTGTGGTGTTTAATGTGTTGATGTCGGAGACAGACAGGAGTGGGCAAGACGCTGCACTTGCTGAAATAATGCAACAATACCCAGTGATTGTAACAATGCTGGGATCTGAGGAGAACAAAAATGAACCAATTAATCCTGGTGCTACTATCGTTAACAGCGACTATCTTTATACTATACCCAGCGTTCCAGGAATTATCGCAAATGTTCCAGACATTGAATATACTGCGGTTGGATCAGGTATTACAAACAGTTGGCCAGAAATAGACGGTGTAACAAGACGCATACCTCTTGTAGTAGAGTCTAGCGGAACACTGTATCCAAATGTTACAATGGAAGTGTTACGTGTACTAGCAGGCGATCCCTCGTTTCAAATAAAACTAAGCCCAATGGGTGTAGACAAACTACGCATACCGCAGTTTGGTGTTATACAAACAAATCCAACAGGCGAAGTATGGATAGATTGGAGTCAGCGTAGTAAAAGCGTGAGCGCAGTAGACTTACCAGATGACTTTGCTGGCGCTATTGTGTTTGTAGGACCAACAGCAGCAGGGCTTACACAGCCACTAGCAACAGCAGCAGGCAGCGTGTTTCCACACGAAGTACAAGCAGCAATGCTAGGCACAGTGTTTAACGAATCGAATATATCAAGACACCCAGACGCAGAACAGTGGGCAGAACTAGCAGCTCTAGTTATAGCCGGCTTACTGTTAATCGGCCTCGCCCGTTGGACATACGTAGGCATAGCCTTCTTTGTGTTGTCCGTGGGTGGAGGTGTTTATTTTAGTTACTATATGTTTGCTACGCAAAACCTGTTGATTGATGGATTTATACCAGCAGCGTTTTTATTGTTAGTTGGATTAAAAAGATACGTAATCAAGTTTGTAGATGAATTCTTACAGAAGAACGCAATCAAGAAACAGTTTGCTGGATACGCAAGCCCTACAGTGGTTAAACTGCTACAGGAAAACCCAGACCTTATCAAGAAGGGTACTAAGAAAGAAGTGTCGATTGTGTTCTCAGACCTGCGTGGCTTTACACCATTAGGTGAAAGTTTTGGAGATGACGTACAAGGACTCACACGTATTATGAATGGCTACATGGATGCTATTACAGAGCCAGTGCTAGACGCAGACGGAATGATTATCAAGTATATAGGCGATGCAAGTATGCACATACACAATGCACCCATAGATGATCCTAACCACGCTAAGACAGCAGTACAGTGTGGCTTAGACATGCTTAAAGCAGTGGAGAAGTTTAATGAAGAAGTTATTATACCTGATGGTCGTCCTGCTGTTGGTATGGGCGCTGGCATCAACACAGGGTTGGGATACCTTGGTGAGATGGGAAGTACTAAACGTCATTCATATGATGTCCTTGGAGACGCTGTAAGCACCGCCGCTAGAGTAGAAAGCAAGTGTAAAGAGTACGGATGCTTATTACTTGTAGGCGAAGCAACTTATGAAGCAACAAAGGATGACTTCTTCTATCTTAAAGTAGATGACTTACAAGTAAAAGGCAAGAGTGTTGGATTGAGCATTTATACAGTGCTCGATAATGTAAAAGATACATGGAAAATTACACAAAAACATCACAAAGATATGCATGGACTATATCAGATGCAACTGTTTGATGAAGCCATTGAACAATGTAAAATAATACGTAGATCGTTTGATGGCCAAATGGAAGGCTATTACGATATGTGGATTGAACGCTGTGAGTATATGAAAACACAGGACCTACCACCGGATTGGAATGGAATTTTTGTTGCGACGAGTAAATAACATATGTTCAACTATATAAAAAATCTTTTCGGCAGCAACACTGAATACAAAGGCCAGGACATTGATGATATCAATGTAATATGGTTGCATGGTGCAAATCAAACCAGTCTTAGTTTCAAATACCTACAAACAAAGACACAGTTCTCAAAAGAGATTATGGTCAACTATAGCAGCATGGATAGATTCTATGATAACCTAGATATGATCACAGAGCAGTGTCAAAATAGAGGACCGCACTTTGTTGTAGGACACAGCATGGGCGGGTTGTATGCACTACATCTTACCAAATATCTACGTGTAGTAGGTGGCGTTAGTATTAGCACACCGTTTAGAGGTAGTAGCACAGCAGACTGGGCAAAGTATGTTGTACCAAGTTATCCATTGTTTAGGGATATTGGACGCAAGAGCGATCCTATCAAAAAAGCACATGAGATAGAATTAGATATACCTTGGACACAAATAGTAAGTACAACAGGATCAGTGCCTTATCACAATGGCCCTAATGACGGTGTTGTTACACTTGCTTCAATGACACACAGAACAGACATGGAACTAGTAGAGGTAGCACATACACACTACGAAACTATGTGTTCTGATCAAGTTGCTGAGATTGTTGCTGAACGCTATTCTCGTGCTTTAACAACAGTGCGTTAACTTGATCAGTTTTTATTAACCATCCACTTTCGTTTACTATAAACACATCGCCTGGTTTATACAACGGATGATCCTTATTACCAGGATTTCCTTGCCTATCTAATCCCATTACTTCTCCAGGCCAATCGCCTTCTATACAAAAGTTATCACCGGCTTGCATTATATTATAATCCATCCACATCATTGTACTTTCTCCACTAGTTTTACATGAGTATACTTTAATGCAAATAAAGTTGCGTGTCTTGAATCATCAATGTCTACATATATATCACAGCGGCAGTATACATCTCCGGGCAAACTTGTACTGCTACTACGCAAAAGTTTCCATTCCCAGTTGTTTTCTTCTACTGTACGATAAAGATCATCGCCAAGTTCACGCCTAATCCATATGTTCTCCATATCAGTATTGGCATGTGTCCACTTGTATTCGCATTGTCCTAAATAGTATCTCATAAAAATACTTAGTTATTGCGTGAAGTTCTTTTCTTTAGTTCTGGCTTATTTGGGTCTTCTTTCGGTGCAGGCTTGCCAGTTGAGTTAAACGTTTCGCTGCGGCTTTGATATTTTACAACTGCTTCGTCTAAGAACGCTTGTTGTTCTGGATTAAGCGCACCCCTATGCTCTAACACCATGCTCAACTTACTGTTAAGTCTAATCATGTCGTTGTCCAACATACGCACACGGTCAACAAGACGTATAAGTGTACCCATGCTTTGTCCAATAACTGGATCAATAGTTTCTGTTACCCACTTCCAGATAAAGAAGATGAAATATCCCATGCCAAACGCAGCAATGACTGGAAAGCCAAAGTCTTTGATTGCAGTTGAAATATCAAACTCCATTTACTCTCCGAACATACCGATCAAGTCTGGCCCAAAACTACTTGCCGCCCATCCTACAGCTAACATAGCAACTACTCCTAAAAACAGCCATTTCATTTTGAAATCATCAACTGACATTTTTATTGCTACTAGTTCATTTCCTAGTATACGCAACTGGATTTCCATTTTACCTTTGTCGTCTACATTAGTCTCTTCTGGCATCATCTTTTCCTTCATTTGCTGCTATTCTATCAATATTGGGCTTAACTCCAAGTGCATAACTTAACAGTGCATCTATCTTAACTAGGTCGTTGTTCATAGTTTGCACACGGTTATCCAACGAGCCAATAATACCGTTGAGTGTTTTTACACTGTCTTCAACGCCGCCTAGAATAAATTTGAGTGTTAAAAAAACGAAATATCCGGCTGCTAATGCCCCAGCAATAGGAAATCCTACTTCGCTTGCTAAAGTTAAAAAGTCCATTAAGTGCGCCCTCACGCTCTGCTATTACATATGTATTTATTAAAAAGGACCCAAAGAATTTGTCGGCATTATAAAATCAACGTCAAGTATTTTTAATATATCTTTAACGTCTTTTAGTGTTAACAACGGTTCAACACCGCTATGAAATCCTGAAATTGGACAGGGCTTTACGCCGTCATTGTACTCTTTGATTATAGTATGTGCTATCTGCTTGGGCGTTTGTTTTTCCTTCAATAGCTGATGTCTCCATATAGTTGAATATGTGATCGGCTCATCTGGGTTAGTTGATCGTTGTCCTAATCTAAGTTCAAATAAATCATAAAGAATAAACTCAGCTGGACTTGTTTCGGGTAATAGTGCAGTTTCAGCAAACCAACAGTAAAAGTTTATATCACTTTTAAAATATTTTACCAAACGTTTTGCAACATGGGTTTTAAATATGTAGGGTGTAACATTTGGTCTTAGTTTTAGATGATGTCCAGGATATATTAATCCTAGTCTTTCACAACTGAGCTTTGTCCATTCAGTTACACCTTTGAGGGTCCAGTTTCCGTGAGCATTGCAAGACGGCGTATCATCAATATTATAAGGACGAAAGAAAAAGTTTTTACTATCTAGTATCAAATATTCTTCTGTTTTTATAACAGAATGTCCTAATATTTTTAACATCTGTTGTCCGACCCAGCCACCTAGTTCTAATTCATAATCCAAGTGCTGGGGAATATTTTTAGGCCAAAACTTACTAGCAGGATAGGTAACCACACTAAACTTGTAAAGCAAAGTCTCATTAATATTAGTGTTAAACCATTCTAACCATTCATTGTATTTTTTGTCACTTTCATTGTGAACAATCACTATACGACATGGCTCTAAAAATGCACTAATACTACGGCACATCATTTCAAACTTCCATTTGTCGTGTTGGCATGTAACTACAAATAATGTTCTTTTCAAGGTTGACATTCCTTTTAACTTGTTGTATATTTAACTAAAGGCAACCAAGAGGATTTAAAGAATGGCGACATCAGAAGAAAAGCAAGAACTGGTAGAAACACTTAAAGGCCCACGCTACTATCGTATTCAACTTTGGGGGTACGGTGGCGAGAGTGCATACATTAATGTAAGCAAAGCTGTGCATGACTTTTGGCAACCCATCTGTGAAGAACATGGCGATAGTGATCTTGTAAACTATATGGTCAATGAAGACCCAGAAGATTATGATTTTGATAATGTTGAAGTAGTTCCGCCCGAGGCAGACTTCCTCACTGAGTTTGATAATGAAGATTACAAATATCCATGGTATGAAGCACCAAATGAAATTGTGCATCAGTATGGTGTAGAGTATGGTAGTGCTAGAGTAACCATTGAAGAAATCAGCACTGGCGATTATAATGCTGATATTGTTAGTGAAGTTGTTGATAGTGAAGAACTACAAGAATATCTAGACGGTGTTATGGAAGCCACCGACTATGAAGTTGATCTAGTAGAGTCGGACGAAGACTTTGGCAACGAAGGTGATTACACACTACAGATGACCAGCAGTGAAAACGGCACGTTCTTTGAAGGGCGTTTTGAAACTTTTGGTGAGTTTGATCCTAAGAAACTAAAAGTTATTTTTACTGAATATCCAAACGGAGAAGACACTGTTACTAGTATTTTGTACAACGATGTTGACGTAGACAACGACGGCGGCGATACTCACGGAAAAGGTTATTACGCAAGTGTTTGGAGTAACAAATGAACAATTTTGAAAAGCCAGCAAAAATTGACTGGAGCCTACACACTACCATCAATCAACCTTATCGTACACACTCTTTGATGTGGGAACAAATAGATTCGATTGCAAGCATTGAAACTCAAGATCAACTTGAAGAGTCTATCCGGAATATGGACGAGTTTCCTGATGCAGTTGAAATGTTAAATACTATTGGAGTGAAAACTAATGGTAAATAGACTAACATACAACGTAGATGAAATATTTCAAGACATTGACGGAGACCCGGATAATGTTAATATGACAATACCACCTGAGATTATGGAATCTCAAGGATGGAAAGAAGGAGACACATTGAAGTTTGTGATAGAGAACGGTACAATCGTTATTACTAAGGTAGATAATGGCGAAGAGTGATGACACAATAGAAGTAGAAGGTAGTATTATAGATGTGCTACCAAACCAAATGTTTAAAGTAGAACTTGAAAATGGACATATTGTAACTTGTTATACAGGCGGCAAAATGCGCCGTTTTAGAATTAGACTAGTTCTAGGCGACAAGGTAAAGATTGAAATGACACCTTACGACCTTGACAAAGGACGCATTACATTTAGAATCTAGGTTGACAGTTGTTGCTTTTTGTGTTATAAAATAGTTAACAGGAGGGTACAATGGCTGTATTAGAATTATCAAGTTTTGAAATGATTGAAAAAGTCGATCACCCCGGCTCCTATCAATGTGTGCTGAGTTTTGGCGATGACTATGAACTCAGCATTATCAGTGGCAAAGGTGCATACGGTAAAAAAACTGCTCCTTATGAGATTGCTGTACTTAAAAACGGCTACTTTACACATCTGCCTGGCATTACAGATGAAGATGATAGTGTAAAAGGTTACTTGACAGAAGCAGATGTAAGTGCTATTATAAAGAAAATGTACTTAATCACAGGCAAAACTCCGGTGCAAGTATGATCGGCGAAACTATCAGCAAGATACTATCTTTCTATGATATTCCAGCACAAGTAGAATACACCAACTGGAGCGAACGTCCTGATTTAGCAGTTAAAAAAAGCCGTGGGGTATATGTCATTTATGACGACGATGATGTATTTTATGTTGGCAAAGGTTTCATCCGCGATAGACAAAAAATGCACAAAGAAAAGTTTTTGGGCGAGTTCCGTAATGCAAGAGACACAAGAGGTTTCAAAGCATTTAGAGAAAAATACGGTATTTTAGACTTGACTAAACTAAAGTTTTGTTATATTGTAATGACAAGCGAAACAGGTATTGGTGCTGTTGAAACAGGATTAATACATTTACTGCAACCATTAGCAAATGATGAGACACAATGATCACAGTAAATGGCGGAACACGCAATCAACGCAAGTATGCACTTAGCATGGCTGCGTTTGTCTGCGAAAAATTCAATGTTAATCCTACAGTTGAAATCAACTTTCGGCGTATGAGCAATGACGAGAACTACGGCTATTGCACAGAGCTAGAAGACAGCGAATACGAAGTAGATATCAAGCGTACTCTTAACATGCGTGAAATGCTGTGTACACTTGCACACGAAATGGTGCATGTAAAACAGTATGAACTAGGTGAACTAACACAAGACAACGAAGCAGGCATGGATTACTGGGACAAACCTAGTGAAATCGAAGCAATGGGACGCGAGCCCGGATTGTTTATACGCTGGGCAGAAAAAGAACGTCTTGCTCACTTAAAATGGACACAAACTGGTTGACGTTAAATCAAAATACACTATATTAATACTAAGGCAAAACAGAAAGGTACCACATGTCACAACGTGTAAACAACTTTAAAGGCGGCATCCAATCAGGTACAACTGCATTAGATGCAGATAGTTCCAAACTTGATAAACAACTTAAAGAATCTAGAGATAATATTCGAGTACCTGATCTTAAGATGATCAAACAGTTTTCTTATGAAGATAAAATAAAATATGTTGGCGACAACTGTTTTGGATTTGCACCAGATGGCGGCGCATGGTTCAAAGGCGACAAACTAGTAGCAGTATTTGAAGCCAAGAAACAAGGACTTGGCGGCAATGCATACGAACGTTGGTGGGACAATGCTTGTACAGCAAAACATATTAATCCAGATGTAGTATATGTAACATTTTGCAGCGGTCCAGGCTCTGCACAAGGACAATGTTTAGATAATCTCCGGCGCAAAGCAAACATTATGTTAGGCGAAAACTTCAAGTTTTATATGTCACCCGAAGGCTTTACATTTGATCAAGTTAGTGCTATAATGCAAGAAACATTAGAAGGAACGTTATGAAACCATTATACATGTGGGCAGGCGGAAAAAACAAAATGATACCCAAATATTTGGATAACCCAGGTATTCCAACTAGTGGCTACGACACATTTGTTGAGCCATTTTTTGGTGGCGGAGCAATGACTATTTGGGTATATGAAAACTGTCCGGATGTAAAAAGGTTTGTTATCAATGATGTTAAAGAAGAACTAGTTGGTATTTACAACGCTATTAAAAATGATGTTGATAACTTTATTAAACGTATGGATGCACTCGAAGCACAATATATTCCTTTAGATAAAGCCAAACGTAAAGAATGGTTTTACAATCTTCGTACACCATATGCAACCAATGTACACAACTGGACTACTACAGAAGAAAGTGCTACACTTTACTTCCTAATGAAAACAGCATTTAATGGTATTTGGCAAACTACCAAACGTGCAAATGGCAGATTTGATACACCATTTGGATTAGGTAATCAAAAGACAACAGTGTATGACAAAGAAAATGTAATAGAATGGCATACATTTTTACAGAAAGTAGATGTTTATTGTGGAGACTGGAAAGTAGCAAGCGATGCAGTAGCAGGCGAACGTGCGTTTTTCTTTTATGATCCGCCTTATAGAGATAGTTTTACAAGTTATGGCGAAGGATTTACCGATGCAGATCACCAAACTCTAATCGAGTATTGTGTGCAAAAAGATTTGGCTGGCGATATTGTATTTTATTGTAATAGAGATGATGCACAGGATGGATTCTTTGATACACACAAAGCACATCTAAATGATAGTTACTTTGATATAAAATATACAGCTGGGCGAAGAGCTACAGAAAAAGACAAAGATGGAAACGACACACGCACGGCAAAAGCAGCCAAAGAAATATTATTACATTCAACTATAGTAAAACCGGTTGAAGTATTTGCCAATGGATTATGTGAAGTTGTTGGTTGACAAGTGTGTGTCTGTATGCTATAAAAGTGTATAGGCACAAACACACGGAGGCACACATGAGAAATACACTTCACGATCCAAACACTCTTGATTGGGGTAGTATGAGCAAGGCAGAGTTCAAGAGCCTGGAACTCGAATACGAGCTTGATGACGAGACAAATAATAAAGTGCATTACTACGTGCCACTTCCTCCTAAGGCTGTACCCCTCACAGAAGCTCTTGCTGTAGCATATGCAGCATACCGCATCAACAACAATACTTACATCAAAGACACTCGTCGATTTAGCACAGAAGAAAACAAGACACGGTTTGACAACATAAGTCTTGTTAAGTTTTACTGGGATAACAAACTTAATTCTTCTAATGCACAATGGCATCCAAGCGACTTTGAGATGTTTGAGCCTACTGAAGAAGACTATGCTAATGTACAAGAAGCACTCAAGTGGATGCGTCGGTATGTAATGCTTGGACTAGGTGAGCTAGACGGCTTCAAAGCTGATATGGTAAAAGAACTATCGCAAGACGAAGTACCGTTTAAGTGCGGTATGGGTCGTATTGCTTTTGCTCCAGAGTTTATCAAACGTGATCAACACGAAAGCAATCTTAAAAAAGAAATCCGTGTTGAGTATCGCGACAGCAAACATTTAGGTGCAGAGAAGGATAGTGTAGAAGCAGTGATTGCTATCCTTGACCGTCGTTACAGCGCCCGGTGGGAGAGCTACAACTACACTGCGGTTACTACAGAAGGTAACCTAGTGAGCTTCATGAACAAGTTTGCATATGATGTAGGTGCTATGCTACGCTGTAAGGCTAAGGTAAAAGCACAGACTAAGAACAAGTTGTTCGAAGTAAACGAAACCCGTCTAAACTATGTAAAACTATATAAGGTATAAGAATATGAATCGAGTATGGAAACACTTTCTTAAAAATCTTGCTTGGCCTGTTTGCAGTCTTGCTTATATTGCAGCAGTGTCATTTGGCGCAGCCTATGCAAACACACTATTTAAAGGCGCCGGCGCATTCATTGCATTTGTCTTTGCGATTGCGTTTGTAGGCTTGCCTGTAGGTGTGTATCTTGTGCGTGAGATGTGGATAGATG